GTTTCGAGCCAGAAGATAATGAGTATTATCAAAAAGTAATTGAGTCAGCAAAAAACTATTTATTGGAGGACTAAATGACTAAAGAAGAAGTCAGAGAACAAATCCAAGAGGAATTCATTGCTTACATGGACGCTTTTATCACAGCGAGTGGAATTGACCCAGTTCTAGGGCAAATCATACTAGAAGATACTTGTGACATTGTAGTAAACAACTTTAAGAAATTGGAGGGCTAAATGAAGAATCTTAAATTCATGGTATGGATTGAGGGCGGCTACATCCAAGACATAAGGACAAATTTTACAGACAACTCTGGCCCATATAAAGAGATGGAGTTTGAGGTATATGATGCAGATTCAGAATATAGAGATGAAGTAACTCTCAAATGGGATTATGATTTATCCAGATTTGGAATGAATGACAAAGTATTGAGCCTTTGCCCCGATAATGCTGCCGATATTATAAGAGAGAATAACGAAAATAATAGTTGACAAACGAACTTATTTCTGGTTTAATAAAAACATGGATGACAAACAAGACCAACACGACAGAATAATGATTAACCGAATCAAGGATGACCTTGAGGATTGGTTAACTACTCATGGGGAAGTCACAATGGGTAGTGAGATGGTCGAAGATGTTCATCGACTCATTGAGGAATCAGTGGCTCGCACCAAACGCATCCGAGAGGATTGGATGTTACCTGATAGATGTTAATTTGACCCTGAAAAGGGAAGGCAATGTGGCGGTGCTTTTTGTACTATGTTTTGTCACTGGTTATCATAAACGCCTATTCCGTAACCACATAAAAGCGGGATCTTTTTTACAGTAAATAAAATGGAATTTGCTCAACTAAAGTTTGATGATATATCCAAGACGCACGGAGAGGGTGCGATTCAGGCATACGTGGAATTGCCAAATGGCTATGACGTTTCCGTGGTGAAACATAAGCATTCATATGGCAGCGAAAAGGGCTTGTATGAGATGGGTGTATTTCGCCACCAAGGAATGATGTGCGATCCATTAGGTTGGGGTGATACAGTCAAAGGATATCTAGATGAAGAATGTGTTGAAAGAGAGCTTAATTTAATAATCGAATTAGGAAAAAAAAGTATTGACACTTAAATATCTTTTTGATAGTCTATAAAGACAATGAGGGCAGTAGAAGTATATTACAACTTACATAAGAAGTGCTTGAGCGTGAAAGATCGCAAAACGGGCCTTGTTGTAAAGCATACCCACGCTATAAGGATAGTTGGTAAGAAGGGTCATTATGGGCGCATAGACTTTAATGTTAGCGAAGCGGGAAGGCAGAGAGTTTTAGAAACCAGACGGAAGAACGTCCACGCAACCGTGCGCGGTTATGTTCACGATCTAGGTAAGGTTAAATCTTTAGAGGAGCGTAAAGCTAGGAAGCCTAAGACGCTTAGGCAGGTGACTTATAATCCTTATAAGTATGAATCCTTTGTAGACGTTAAAACAAAGGAGCCCGTGCATTATGCAAGGGATGTCTTTATCGATGGACAGAAGGTGTACATCGTAAAAGAAGATAAGTAGTTCTTTTAAATAATTTAGGGACTCGACGGAGACCCTAAGAGAGTGACCGAATAAGCTGTTGTCATAGCAGCTAAGGTGCAATGTTACGGACTAGGAGATCACCAATCTCTTGGGGGTCTGTAAGGTTGGCTCGAAGTAGGGACAGACTTGAACTATCTTGGCTGTGACCCCGAAAACGTTGGAGGCAAACAAGAAATCCTCTCTCTCATTAATTTAAAAAAAGTGTTGACTTACGAAACTAATTGTAGTAAGTTAATATCAGTTGCAGGGGATGATGCCCTAAACGGTTCGGTACTAACGCCCTCCGTCACTAGATGCCCAGATCTTGCAACGCCCACGACAAAGATGCGCTAATACAGGCGCGGGTTGTAGTCGTCGTAGCCCTAGGGAGACTACATCATACAAAACCGTGGGAATCAATTTATGTTGGTGAGACTGGAAGTATTACGGTTATAACCTCTGACGAATTTCGTTAAGTACCGCAATACCGCCCGTGGCTGAAAGCCCCTAGTGGAGATGCATTGAAGCTAGACGGTGACACGATAGGGACGGGGGAGGGTTCGAGCCCCTCACACCGACAGCAATTTCCCGAAAGGGAACAGGAGAGAAACATACTCGTTGTAATAAAGGCGCAGCCTTAAATGCCACTATACGAAGAAAGTGGAGCCGAAAGGTGGGGAAACGGGAAACCGCCGATGGTGTCTCTCTAGGTTTGCTCGGAGGCGAAACACAGCCTTGGCAGGACTAACGCAGCGAACAGGACACGCGACCTGTTAGGGGCGAGTAAGCACGAGCAGACTGTTTTTTTTGTTGACTATAAAAATAACCTTGATACAATAGAGCCATGTTAAGACACGTTAGCCAAGTAATGACGAGTTGGGATGTCTATCTCAATAAAGAGAAAATCGATACGGTTTTCTATCTACCATCATGCGAACTAGAAGATGTTCGGAGTATGCTTATCAATCATGATGGATACGACCCACAAATCGAGATCGTTAAACGCGATCCAATTGAATCTTGACTTTACCTAGAGTAAGGTTACGATTACCCCAGCCTCACGGTTGGGGCATCTTATGAGTACCTTAAATTGTTTATTGATAAACGGAGTAGAAGTTCTACTAGATAAAACCAACAAGAATATTTCAATTAGCTCCGAAGGGGGCATGACCAAAGAAAGACAAATGGCTATTTTCAAATACCTATCCACCGAGGGTTTCCTAGATGACGAAAAGGTTTTTGATAATAAAAAAAACGTTGACAATGAAGATGAGCTTTGGTAGGATATACGCAATATGAAGAACATCGCTATACTAATTGCATTAGCCGCCAGTGTTTTTGGTGGTGAAAAAGAGCAACGGATAATCGCACTTACGATTCTTGGAGAAGCCCGTGGCGAAGGAGCGAGTGGGATGTACGCCGTGGGATGTGTCATTCAAGAACGCGCAAAGGAAAAGAAGATCACTCCCGCACAGGTGTGTCACCAGCCTTGGCAGTTCAGCGTTTGGAATGCTGGTAACGGGAAGATCAAGACAGAGAAAGAGTTGAGTCACTTGTGGGAATCCAAATCTGCCCCTTATGCCAAGTCGCTTGCTTTAGCAATCGATAGCGGATTCGACCTTGTGCAAAAGTTCACTGGCAACGCCGATCATTATTACAGTAAAAAAATGATGAAGAGTCCTCCCTCTTGGGCGTACAAAATAGACAAACGCACAGGGAAGTTTTTAAAAGATAAGAAAGGAAATAAGATCCCTGTTAAGCCCACAAAGGTTATCGGCAATCATGTGTTTTATAATTTGAGGTAGTCTCCTTTCTCCTGCCTCACAACCAAACCCTCGCTCCTTTCTATACCTCCTCGGAGCGGGGGTTTTATTTTAGGGTCAATTAGCTCAAATAAACTGATTTAATTAGGGTCAAATAAATCGGTCGGCTTTTTCAGGGCTAAACAAATAAGTGTTATTTTTCAGGGTCAATAACTATCTAGGGTCAATTTAGGGTCGAAAAAATTTCGTGAAAAGGGGTGTTTTCTCCGATGAGAAATTCGCTGATTTTAAGAAATTCAGGGTCAAATTTTAACAATAAAAAAACGGAAAGGTTTCCCTTTCCGCCTTTAGTTGTTATGAGAGCAGCCTACTCTTCAAAATTTTTCTGAGCATCATTCTCAATGGCCTCATCGTACCACCGCGCAGGGTTCCACCTGTCGCGGTATCCCTTCTGGTAAAAGGGCTTCAACCAATCCTCAATGTCTGAGATTGAGATGGTTTCAGGGTCAATTTCATTGCAGTCCTCATCTTCGATTTTGTCGATGCTGATGATGCCGCTGTTGCCAATTTCGACCTCCATCAGAACATCGGTTCCCCGCGCACCCCAAAACTCATAGGGGCCGATTCCGTTGTCAACCATTTCGGCGTCATACCCGATGGTGGCTTCAACGCTATACAGTTTGCCATTCTTTTCAACTTCCTCAAAGAGGTATTCAAGTTCGTATTCGTAGCTCATGGTTCTTATAGTACAGGATTTTATTTTTATTACAAGAAAAAACTTTATTATTTTTCAGGGTCGAATATAGACGGCTCTCCAGTTACTTGCACCTCGTAATTGAAGCCACCGACATAACTCGGCTCGGACAATTTGATTACTTTTGCCTTTGCTCCCTTTAGCCTTTGTGATTTGGCCCAGAGATTCGCCCCTTTTTTAGTATAGAAAAAGTTGTTTTTCATTATTCTCCCATGAAGTTAATGTCTTGCCAAACTTGGGCATCCCATTCTTCGACACCGGAAGAATTGGTTCCCCAGAGTTCCCACGCTTCCTCTGGTTGGACTTGGATTAGGTCGCGCAGTTCACTCTGTGGGTCGTTGTGACTGTTAGGGTTATTTTCGGGATTGTTTGTATTCGTGTTGCTCATCATGTTTTTATTAAATCATAGATTCGTTTTCATTACAAGAAAAAACTTCAGAGAGTTATTCACAAAGCTTTCTTTCAGGGTCGAATTCAATCGAAGTGACTGCACCCTTGCCAATCATCATCGCTATAACCAACTGACTGATAAAAGAGATCATCCTCGAAACAATAATGCTCATGCTTTTTTTCGGCCTTGTTCCAGACCATGAGGTAATACTTGCCATTCCAGCAATAGGGGGTTTCCGTTCCACCGCATCCAACCTCGTAGTTGAGATGACCAAATTTGTATGTGCGTCCGATGATTGTCCACTCTTGCGTTTGCATGGTTTTATTAAACAGTAAAAACGATTTGATTACAAGCTTTTTTTTCGTTATTTATTGCCAGCTTATTCACAACCAAACAAATAAGGAGTCCTTTCAGGGTCAAAAAACCGCCAGCTTATTCACTACTAGACAAATAAACACTCTTTCAGGGTCAAATCTATCTAGGGTCGAAGACCTATTCAGGGTCGAAAAATGGGCGGCACAGGTCACGAGTGGATCCTGCACCGCCCTTGTTATGTTATGGGCGCACTATTATAATGCATTCACTGCCGCCGCCGCTTTGCTTCCTGCTGGCTGCACACCGTGAATTAAAAGGGCAAAGTCTTTCTTGCCGTATGCGGCCTTTTCGTCGTCGGTGTCAATTTCAAGCTTTTGCAATTGCGCCTCTTCTTTACTGAAGACAACCTTTGCTTCTTTAAGTGAAAGCTTTTTGATCATATCGTCAAACTTGCCACCACGGGACGCAGTCAATACTAGATTTTTAGGTTTATCAATTCCAGAAATAATTTTTAAGCTTTTAGTGTAAGAGTAAAAAATCTTTTCAGGGTTGCGCTTGGCAACTTCACACCACGCCAAAAAATAGTTGCGGGAAAAGTAATCGCCGCCAACGTGGACGCGCACGATATCAAACTTTTTCGGCAAGCTTTCGCAAATGAGATCCGCGCAAGCTTCAACGCTATTTTTGAGCGCGTTTTTAATCAGGGTCAAATTGTGCCAAACGGATTCACGCAGTGACGGAAAAACCGCTTCAAGTGAAGCCATAAAACAGCGAAATTCTGTTTGCTTTCCGTCTTTAACTTTTCCGGTGACCTTGTCCGCCTTTGCAAGGCAATCCTTTGCACCGGGGCAAGTGTGGCCGCTTGGCAAGGTAAAGGTGATCAATTTCACACCGCGTTTTGCCTGTAGTTTTTTAAGCTTTGAATTTGGCTTTCCGAATTTTAGTTTTGCGTTTCCCATAACAGAAAAGAGAATAACAGATATAAAAATTTATGCAAGCTTTTTTTTCGTTATTGTTATTCACAATCAAATTTATTTTGGTAATAAAAAAACATTGACAGAATGCCCATTTTATGGTATATTATTCAAATAAACACTCATTCAGGGTCAAAAGCGTAGCTTTTAGGGTCAAAAAATGACGCGAAAAAGAGAGGCCCGAAGGCCTCCCTTTATTACGCAACAAACAACCCTAACCAAAAATCATTTACTCATTCAGGGTCGAATATCTGTCCACTATATAGATGACTAGGGCGATCACAAAAACCTCCATCATACAATGATCGAATACTCATTTTGATATTTTGAATTTGCCGTATACACTACGGGATCTTCTTTCAGGGTCGAATTTTTTTCTTCGATCTCCTTGTGTATCTCGCGCAACATTCCCATATTGACGGCCCATAGTTTCCACGAAACGAGTTCGCGCTCTGCTCTAGTTTTATATTGTTCGCTCATAACGATATAACCATATACTAATTTTTTTCGTAATGCAAGGATTATTTTTGTAAGTTATTCAGGGTCGAATTTTCAAATCACTCCTTCAAATCCTGCACTATTCAAGGCCTCGTCTGCTGCTGCCTCAACCATATGTTGCCAATCTGCCTCGTCAATTCCCTTCCACCAAAAATCGTGAAAGTTAACGTCGGGCAAGTCATCGATGCCTAAACCACAACGGATTTGAACGTGGGTGTCAACATCACTCATGAAGTTTTTAAATGTGAATCTCATAACGCGCTTATTAAATCATAAAATTATTTTTATTGCAAGAAAAAGTTATTCACACCTCCACCTTTTCAGGGTCGAATTTTTCGTTGGCGTCTGCCTCTAGGTCGGCCCAATCGATGAAAGTAGCCCACTCGTCATTGCGGATCTCGGCGGGAATTTCGCTATGTTGATCCCATCCGCGAATAATGGATTGGAAGGCCATGCCGCCTTGACACTTGAGAAGATTGACCACCGCGATTACGGTAGCGGCACGGGTAGGGGCATTCTCCACCACCAGCAGATCCCCGCCTTTGAATTTCCAATAATGGGAAGGCTCGTCACTGTGGAGGCCGTAATTTTCGATGTCTTGAATTTGGATTACGTAGTTCGTTTGCATGGTTAGATTAAACACTAAAATTGATTTTACTACAAGAAAAAAATAAGAAAGTTATTCACAATTCCCCACCCGATTGTTAATAAGTCAAATACTGAAATATTTCAGGGTCAAATAACTTAACCCTTTAGGGTCAATTAGGGTCAAAAAAAAGACGCCGCCCGAAGGCGACGTTGGTGATTCTGAGGATCCTCAAAGGGAATACAGATCCTCGGCCCCTGCGGATCGGGGGAGGCCGTCACGATCCCCCACGAGCATTGGCAGATCGTGGGCGATCATGTTGGCGATCTCCGCAGTATCCGCTTGGCGGATCTGCGCCTTGTAGATCCACGCGAGCAGATCCCTGAAGCCTTGCCCCGATCCAGAATTGACCAGATCCTCGATCTGATTAATCTGCTCGGCGGTGGCCTTGTGCAGTTGAATGTCAGTGTTACTCATAACGCCGCCAAGACTAGTCTAAAATCGTTTTCATGCCAAGAAAAAGTTATTCACAATGAACGCCAGCTTATTCACAATCTATCAAATAACCAGATCCTTTAGGGTCAAAATCCACGTAGTGGATTTTTCAGGGTCGATTTAGGGTCAAAAAAAATCTGCCCGTGGGGATCGGGCAGATTGGTTTCCTCCTTGGGAATTTGAATCTATAAATCTGAAAGCCTATATTCGGCAAGCATCCGCTCGCGTGGTTCGCTTTGGATTTTTGGCAGTCCTTCCAATTCCAGAATATCTTCAAACTTCACTCGCGAAACGTAAAACGGAACGGGGACGCGCTCGCCGTCGCTTGTTCGGATGCTTGGGGAGCTTGATCCCTTGGCGTACAGATGCTCTGAAAAGCTTTCAGGGTCGATTTGCACGTTGTCCACGCTGTAGCGCGTAAAAAGGTTGCGCTCACCATACCAGCGGAAAAGTTGCAAGTAGCTTTGGAGCTTGTGGCCAATGTTGGCGCGGGTTCCGCCTTGGCGGGTTCCCCACGATCCGCTGCCTTCCCACGTTCCCGCATCCGAGTGGCCAATCTTTGAAAGGTGGCGATTGACGGCGGCGGTGTAATCCACGTTAACCAATCCGGTCATTTTCCAAGTCTTAACCATGCCAAAAAATTCGCTTGGCGTGTTCAGCTTAAAATCACCTTTGGTTCCCCAAGGCGTTTTGCCAACGTGCATTTCACGCTGTAGGGTAACGGAAATTGCACGGGTTCCGATGGTGGCGAGTGTTTCAATTTGCGAGGCAAAATCGCTTTGCTCGCGTTCGATGGTGAATGTGTACTGTTGCATAACGGGGGCATTATAGTCATAAAGCCTTTTGAATGTCGAGATATTTTTTCGCGGGTTATTCACATTGATCCAAATAAGTGTTAATAACTTTTGCTTGACTACTTGCCCGTTTTATTTAAATATGGCCAAATAATATTAATTTTCAGGGTCAATTAGGGTCAATTTGCGGAGCAACTATTCAGGGTCGAAAAAATGTACGTATACGTACTATATTCAGGGTCAAAAAAAGGCGGCCCGAAGGCCGCCCATGAGCAACACACTTTACAAATCGTTTAATGGCGTTGGCTTAAAGTAGAGATCCCTTTCAATTTTGTGACCCATGCTCTCCAACTCGGCAAGGCTGAAGTAGCCAAGCTCTTTGTCGTGTCCTTCCACCAATCCGAAAAAGGTGTCCTCACCGTCAAACTCTGTCGCGTACCATGTCCAATTCGCAAACGGAGTGAAGAACTTGACAATTGCCTTGGGGTTGGGGTTGTTTTCATTTGTATATAATGCGGGGAGTTGCTTCTTGATTTCTTTAGTGAGTAATTTCATCAGAGAATATTTTTTCTAGTATTAAAAAAGCGATGGCGAATATTATTATTTCTTGCATCAGGGAAGGGGAGGCCCGAAGGCCTCCCCGTTTCATTAGGCAGAGGGAACCAAGTCTTTGCCGTGATACTTTTCCAAGAATGAGTAATATTGCTCTTGGACGTTTTCTGGCGCGAAGTATTCCCGCGCATGATTCAACCAAGCGTAATTAACGTCTGGGCTGTTTTGGTTTTTGATACCATACAAAAGGTAGGCCTCTGTTTTGGCTACCGTGTGATCTGCGCCCTGCCGCTTCCGCATTTTGATGTGGTTGGTTACTGCGGCGGCGAGTTTGGCGTTTCGGTTGTGATGTAGTTTCAAGTTGCTCATAACGATATAAACCTACAGTAATTTGTTTCGTATGTCAACAGAATAACGAAAAAAAATAATCGAGTTATTCACAGGCCCGTTTCCTATCAAATAAGTCAAATAACGTAGAGGCCCGTTTTGTATATAAGTAGCCAAATAATATACTTTTTTAGGGTCAATTAGGGTCGAAATTTGATACGCATACGTACAGTACGTGTACGCATAGTACGTGTACGTATAGTACGCATACGTATAGTACGTGTACGTACTATATCATTTGGAGAGCAAAAAAAGACCCCCCACCGTTTCCGGTGAGGGGCTGAGATACTCTGACTAGCTCCGGTATCTGCCGTTAGGATCAGTCTTGTGATAGACTGCTTTTATCCCGCTTGGCAACTTATTCAGGATTTCATATGCCTGATTGAGTCGCTCCTGCTGCTGCTGTAGCAGTTGAACCGTGCTTTCCAGATTTGCAACATCCTGATCGGTGAGGATCAATCCGTTTTGCATTTCGGCCATTTGAGTGTTTAACTCTCTTGCGTCATTTGCTCCGGCGAGCAGGTTGCGAACGGTAGTTTCGGACACTTTGTTTTTTGTATTACTCATTTTTTGTATGGTGTCGCACACCATGCGCGACAATACATAATACCACATTACGAAAAAAAGTCAAGCTTTATGACACAACTTTTTAAAAAAGTTATTCACATTTAGTACGTGTACGTACAGGGTCGAAAAAAACAGGTAACAACGGCTAACAACAATCATACGTATACGTACCATGTTGTTACCATAATCATACGCACACGTATCATTTCATACGCACACGTATAGTACGCATACGTACTATATGCTTCAGAGTTATTCACAAGTTATTCACAGAGTTATTCACAGGTAATCCCGCACTTATTCACCGCCTTTTGACAACCTGTCAATAACCATGATAAATGCCGCAATTACTAGTATTTCTAACATTTCCGTTGATTATAGCAAAATTTTTTTTAATTACAAGAAAAAGTTATTCACAATTTAAAAAGTTATCCACAAAATCAAGAAGTTATTAACAATTTCACCGGCTTTTTGTGAACAACCCAAATAAAACGCCACTTTTAGGGTCGAACGCCAAATAAAACGCCTCTTTTAGGGTCGAAGGCCAAATAAGGTAGTCTAATCAGGGTCAATTAGGGTCGAATATTCGCGAAGCGACTATTCAGGGTCGAAAATTTAGTACGCATACGTATTATACGTACACGTACTTTCTTTCAGGGTCGAAAATTCAAAAAACGAGAGGGCTTTCGCCCTCCCGTCTCGCAACACCACACTAAACTATTTGCACCAGTATTCCGGCTAGTATCATTCCGGCTAGTATCCCGACCATCACGCCAGTGATTAGACCATCCGTGTATGTTTCGGCGCGTTCTACTTTTTCTGTCTCCATCTCTTTTATGATTTTGTTTAAGTTGTTGCCTAGGTCGCGTGTCTGGAATGCGCTGGCTTTTTGGATCGCGTGTCTGTAAGTATTTTTCATGATTCGTCGATGTGTTCGATTATGGTTTTGGTTGTATAGTATCCAATTATTATTATAGCTATATCCATGATTAGATGTGGATCACGTTAGGGATTGGTGGCAATTCGTTTAGTGCCTTGTCTCTCTCCTCGACGGTTAGGCGGAAACCGTTCGCGGCTAGTGTCTCGATGTTTGCGAGTTTGTAATCGCGCACGAATACCTCGTTTGCAAGTTCCTCTTGTGTGCTGCTTTTGCTTTTCTGCTCTGCCTTGTGGTCGATTAGATCGCGAATGTCGTTTGCGTCGATTGTTTCGCCATGCTCGCTGATATATTCAGTTTGCATGATGTGAATCGGTGCGGCTTCGACGTACATCGCGCCCTTGTGTTCCACTAGGCACGTTCCCGCGATGCGTTCGCCCCACATACGCGGCTGCACCTCGAAATCAATTTCCTTGCCCTCTCGCTCTGCCTGTCTGTCGAGGCGGCTCGCATAATTCCACCCAACGATGGCCTGAACCTTTTGGCGTTTCATGATCGCGCCGTGTTCGTGCTTTACTCGCTTGCCGTCAATGTCGCGTGTCTTGCGTAATCCTGCGCTGATCAAAACTTGCATCGTGATGAACTGGCAGCCCTTAATTCCGCGCAGTACGGTTTCGATCTCTGTCGCGCCCTTCGTGATTGTGTATTGTGTGTGTTCCATTTTTGTATTTGGTTTTTGTGTTGCTTGTCTCACCTCGCGGCGATGTTTATTTTATACCAAAAAAAACCTGTCTCTGTCCAGATATTTCGCACGAAATAATTCACAAGATATTCACAAAGTTATTGACAGCCCCACCAGTTATTCGAAAAAAGTTACTAACAAGTTATTAACATATCAGCGCGGGGGGTAAAAAAGACTCTCCCCGAAACCCCATAGGTTTTCTCATATACCGTTTCTCATATAGCCCCCGGTTTCAAAATATTTTAAATTTAAAACGAGTTTTAATAAACACTAAGCCAAAAAAATCCCCGGAAGAAAAAATCCGGGGAGGGTCTTTTAGTTTATTGCTTTTTAATTTACTGCCAGACTTGGCCGTTAAGATGTTTTATCACTGGAAGATCAGATCTATCCCCGTATAGATGAATTCTGGGCTTAATTTTCTCTTCTTTTATTAATCTATTAATTGGGCCTTCTATAAAAGCTCCATATTCACCCCACCAATCGGGTATTTCATAGCCATGATGTATATATTTTAATATCCAATGTGCTTTTGATGTCACAAAAGGGTTATTGCTATATAGAGATGTCCTTAAACCCCTCTCATCATGCCACATCAACTCGTCTTCTTTTCGGGGTTCATTGGGATGTTGGTTAAAACGGAGCATATCGATATCACGATTCCATATTTTTAACTGCTCTTGGTCAACTTTATCTATGAAAACCCAATCATGCTCCCACATCATGAAGTAATCGGTCTCACATGTCTCTATTAAGTTGTAAAAATTCTCTGTAGCCGTCTTCGTTGTCATTACTCTATCGCAGTATTTGAAATCTACATGAGTAATTTTAACGTTTTTGGTACTTTTTGCGTAATTCTCTAGATTTTCAAGGTAATCTATAGACAAGGCAAGATCTGGTTTATGATCTAGGCCAATAACAAACTCCAAAGGGATGTCGGTAATGTGATCCTCAACGTTTTTTACTACTAGCTCTATTAATTTAGTAGAGGGAGCCGAAGCATTTTGCTGATTCATGTCCTTGAAAGGTCCAATGACCTCTCTTTTCAGAGCATGAGTGGGAATTAGTACGGTTAAAGGCGGCATTATTCTTTTAATATTGGTTTTAGCTTATCGATTAGCATTTGCATTTTGCCAGTACCCTTAAATGCGTTAAACATATACTCATCTGATTTGTATAATTCTTGTGATGAGTTGTAATTTTCGTCTTTTTCCACGTTGGGATCATAGGCTGGGTGCAAATGAGTTGTTTTTACCTCGTCTGCCCTACGAATTACCCCTAATTGATTGCCCACTTCAAGCCAAAACATGTCAACATACATATGATCGAGGCATGGAAGGGATAAAAAGCCTGTTGCAGCAGCAATTTTGCTAGTTATAGTCCAATGATTCGGAAGATCTAGTCTTTGGCCGTCATTCGGGTAGACAATATGGAAGGGATTTCCGTTACAGGCTTCCATAAGCTTCAAATCCCAATCTTCTGTATTAAATACTACATCGTCTCCATAAAAAGAAAAGTGGGTAGCTGTCTTTTCGGGATTATTATAGTAAGCATAGGTCATATAATTCAGGCTATTCATCCACCCAAAATTAATTTTACTTGATAACCTTTGCCTGAAAGGCGTGACGAATGTCACTACTTGGTTTTCGGTGCATATATTAACACATTCATCAAACTTGGGATCAACTTTATCTAATACAACAAACAGTTGAGAGTGTTTAGAGGTACTATTAAAGCTATCACAGAATCTTTTGAGAGATTCGGGGCGATTATAAGTTGGCAATATTACTGCATTTTTCATTTCCAATAGGAGTATATATTTTTTGTTAATTCATATTTAAGATCTTTTACTTCTCTATTTGGTTGAGCCATAGCCCAATTGAACATTTCTTCAATTAATACATTTAAGTTTGTTTCATCTTTGAATTCTAAAAGCTCTTTAGCCTTGGAGTGATCACAATAAGCATGTTTTGCCTCGTGTCTTGGCTCTACGTGCTCTATTTGGACATTATAGTTGTGTTTTGATGCTATTTTTTGCACAAGTAGTGCAACTTCATTAATAGACCAATATTTATCCGCCCCGATGTTGAAGGTTTCACCGTTATGATTCTCCATGAGCTTTTCAAATGGCTCCATATAATAAGAAATATCAGAAAATGCGCGAGTTTGCTCTCCGTCGCCGTAAATTCTCAATGGCTCGTTGTTTAACGCCCTTCTAATAAAGATCCCTATTACGTTTCTGTACCTATCCCAGATATTTTGATAAGTACCTAACACGTTATGAGGTCTTACTATATTATATTGCAACTCAAATTGCCTGTGTGCTTGCTCTAGATCCATTTCTACGGCGTATTTAGCAATCCCATAGGGGTCTATAGGGTTTGGCCTCATATCTTCTCTAAAAGGCGGCTTCTGTTGCCCGTAGACAGCCATAGAGGATGTAAAAATCAATTTACATTCATACTCAACACATGCATTTATTAAATTAACAGAAGATAAGACATTATTGACATAATTGTAGTTTCTAATGAATGGGGATAGCCCTTCTGCTGCGTAAGCGGCTAAGTGGTACACCACTTCTGGTTTGAACTGATCAAAAGTGCTATTTATTAATTCGCGAGAATCAGTATTTGCCCCCAAGTCGTATTTGAAAAAGTGAAACTTCTCATCTTCTGGCAAGAAATCTTTATATCCACCAGAGAGATTATCTATACCTATTACAGTATGCCCTTTTTTGAGTAGATGTCTTGTAAGATGGCAACCTAGTAGCCCTGCTGCACCTGTTAGAATTATCTTCATCCTTCGAGAACTTCTAGTATCTGATCTATACGATTACCGACCAAATGTTTTTCTTTTATTTTTTTATAGATGTTATTTGCTAGGTGATTTCTGTAATCGTCATCATTATACAGTTTTCTCATTTTTTCAATAGCTTCTCCTTCATTGGAGAAGTAGCATATATCTTCATCTTCCTTAAAAAGATCATATATTCCAGTATCAGGGGATATTCTATTTGTAATTATTGCATTACCACAACCCCCTGCTTCAAATATCCTTCTGGTTATTTCATCAAATCTAGCAAATTGGTAAGTAATTGTGCCAGAGTTATAAAACTCAGTATTCTCATAATCACTTACTTTCTTATTTATGAATTTACCTCCATAAGATCTGGAAAACATGTGAAGTAAAGGCCTTTCGCCTATGCAGGTCGTTACGCAGATATTTTCTCTTTCAGTGTTTGTTTTATAAAAAATTTCATCATCACACCAATGAGTCATCCAATGCGATGGGAGATTTCTCCCGCGATAATGCATGTGGCATCTCAGGTCCGGTGTGAAGAATGCATCAACATGATTTATTCTTTGCTGGTTGTGGGTATAGGTTTGAGGTTCATCTCCAAGCTCTAGGTATACGGGGGTTTCGGTTTTAGATTTTAATTTTTTTAAATTTTCGTCAAATGATGGAGATGGACCGCACCAACAGAAAAAGATTAAATCATACCCATCTGAATTTTCTTCTATTTTAGAGAAATCACATTGTTTTGCGTTTAAGTAATAATTATCAACATCATGCCCTTTTTTAGAAAAGGCCTTCGATAGACCTATGGGGGTAGACCATTTCGCAGTTTTGTTACCTTCGGATGCTACGAGTGCGATTTTCATTAAAAACCCCAGAAAATTAGATGAAAACAAAATAAGTGTAAAGGATAAAGTGAACAGGTACATCATATTATTATCTTTGATTATCGTTCTTCTAACGTCTTGCTCGGTATTGAAGAAAGTGACGGATACTATCGGGATAACTGATTCAGACCCCAAGGTCGAAAAAGTCGAAAAAAAACCTAATGGTATACGAATTTTTCCAAAATCCCCAAATGAAAGTGAACAAGGTAGTGTGCCTAGCCTTAAGCTTTATTGCATTATAGCCGTAATTATATTAATTGTGTTAATTATAGCTAGAAAGCTCTTGTTCCTAATCATGAGATGAGCCGAAGTTCAGTAGTTGAGGGGGGAGAAGTAGATCCGAATACGGGTCTTTGGAAACATGCGCCTAAAAAGATAGCTTTCATTCACTATGGCAAATGTGCGGGAGTGTATACTCAAAAATATTTACGAGATTTTGTTATACCAAAAATACCTCAGTTTAATTCTTGGTGGGACTTTTCCCAGAAAGAGGTGAAGCGAAACCTTCATAGAGATTGGACGAAGGAAGAGCTACTGGAAATAGCTACAAAAAATATTGAGTCTGGCTTTGCCCATAACCATATGATTAATTGGTGTCCTGAAACCATTAAAGCCTTCAATGACAATGGATGGTTTACTTTTACATTCCTTAGAGACCCAAAGGATATCATTTGCTCTTTGTACTCTTGGTCAAAGAGTCAAAGGAAGCGCCATGACGCAGAAGACTTGGCGAACCCCTTAAGAAAAGAAATAGAATCAATGTCGGGGCAGTCGGACCCACGAAAAGTTTCATTAGATACTTTCTTTAATTTTTTGATTACAGATGAGGACGCTCGCAATTTATGGACATTGCCGGATTACATAGATGAAATAAACTACGTGGCAGAGTTTAACGATAATAATTTTAAAAATTTCTTGTTAAATTATTTTCACCATGAGTATGTCCCAGCGGAAAAGAAGAATGCCAGCGGGAGTAAAGGATACCAATTTTATTACGATTCGGGAGAAATATCAGAAGCTACAAAAGAACGACTAGAAAAGGATGCTGACTATCGCAAATATGATAAGTTTTTAACTAGAGGATTTGAAACAATGAATGAACCAATCAAGAGAATCAATTTAAACTATAAAGCTAAAGTTAAAGCGATAAATGTTGAAGGGCTAAAAAGTCACTTGAAGCCTTTTGTTGATTTGATTAAGGAATCTGGCTCTAAATATTTTTGGATAGCTAGTGGAGCTATAAGAGATTACTTTGTTACTGGAGGTATGACGCCAAAAGATATAGATATATTTTTCCCAAACACAAAAGAGCGCGATAAGACTATTAACTATTTAAAATGGAAACAATTTAAAGTTATTAGCGAATTACCTAGAGATCGTGGCGCAGTCTTTGATCTAACTACAAAAGGTGTTCCAGAAGAATATGGTCATTTAGCTCAAGGAGCAAAGTATAAATATCATTCAATGGATATTGGGTGCTGGGACGGAAAGTCTGGCGACCCAACTTGTTACGCCACCACCCCTCAAGAGTGTATTAGTTGGTTTGATTTTACTATAGAAATGGCAGCACTAGATAGCGAAGGAGAATTCTTTTGTTATCCGACCTTTGAGAATGATATAACTAATAAAATTTTAATTAGAAACTCTATACGAGACGCTTATCCTAGGGGTAATAATAGAAGATTATTGAAATACATTAAAAACGGTTTTTCTATTGATAACGAAAACCTACTTCAATGGCTAGAAGATCAAGAAGCAACATTCACTTACAGAAAAAAGTTAAAAAACAAAAACTAAATAAAGACCATGAATAATTAACCCTTTCGTGGTATCAAGTGTAAATAAAATTAGTTATGGCGCGAAAATCTGGATCATCCAAACACCCTACTAAATCCAAGCAAAAAGCAGAAGCTCTAGCCGAAATTGAAGAAGCCTTGAGTCCCGCATTTACCGAGAATCCTATAAAAAGACAAATTAAGGTAAAGTCTTTCCCTTGGACGGAAAATCAAAAAAGTTTCTTTAAGGTGGCTCTACATCCGGACACAAAAATAATGTTCGTGAACGGTCCGGCAGGGACAAGTAAAACGTTATTGTCTGTATATTGCGGCTTACAATTACTGAACATGAAAGTTATCTCGGATATAATGTATCTGAGGTCAGCAGTTGAAAGTAGCGAAGCTAAACTCGGCTTCCTTCCCGGAAGCGCGGAAGATAAACTTCGTTTCTACAATTTACCTTTTCTAGATAAGTTAGATGAGTTGTTAGCAACGACGAGAGCAGAAAAACTTGAGTCGGAAGGTAGAATCTCAATGTTCCCTGTTAATTTTGCTAGAGGACTCCACTGGGATGCAAAGTGCATCATTTTGGATGAAGCGCAAAATTCTACTGCTAAGGAAATTACAACTGTTTTAACCAGAATGGGAAAAAACAGTAAATGCTTTATACTGGCTGATCCAATGCAAACCGATTTAAGGCATCAAGACCAGCGTGGAGCTTTCGAGTCCATGATTAAGATATTCACTGATCAGCAGAGTCAGGAGATGGGGATCCATACTTTTACTTTCGACGAGGAAGACATTATGAGATCGGAGCTAGTTAAGTTTCTGACCAAAAAGCTAAAAAGCTTAAAGGCCAAATAAGATGAATCAAAAATCGGAAAATTGGGTGGCTATCGTTTACTCCGAAGGAGACAAAGTTGCCTCTAGGTTATTTAGCAAAAAGACAGAAGACGAAGCAAGAGATCAAGCGGGTGAATGGGTTCGCTCCAAATGGGGGGAAAATGCAGATTGGTCACTACATCATTTAGTTTAATGGTTAAGATAAATGTAAAATACGAAAATGGAGAACAAGACGTAGTTAGAATTAGTAATAAGCAAGCTGAAATCGAATTGCAGTCCTTTCTAAACAGGTATCAAGATGCCAGCAAAAAAGAATGGGTTAAAAAAATAAAAGGCATGGAAGATAGCTCTTGGACTAAGAAAGATTACGATTGCTGAAGCTTTAATTGAAAAAATACGTTCTTGGATATACTATGGGGTCGTGAGTACCCTTTGTGTAGCTCTTATCGTTAAAAATGAGGAACATGTCATCGAGAGATGCATCAACTCATTTAAGAATCACATTGACTACTGGGTCATATGTGACACTGGCTCCACAGATAAGACCAAAGAAATAATATCCGACAAGCTTCGAAATATCCCCGGAGAGCTTCATGAAGCCGAATGGAAAGATTTCGGCCACAATAGATCCGAGTTGATGAAGTTATGCTCTAATAAAGCGGACTACATACTTCTAATAGACGCTGATATGGAGTTGCGCGTTAATGATCTAAACTTCATGGATGAGCTATACCATACTTCTTACATGCTTAAATATGAAGGAGATATGTACTTCCGACAAAAAATGCTAGTGAAGGGAGATATAGATTGGAGGTACGAAGGAGTTACTCATGAATACATAATAGGAGAAGGAGACATTAATACTGGCTCCACGGATTTAATAGCTTTAATTCACTATAGTGACGGATCTAGACATTCATACAAGAATCAAGAGGATATATCCTTATTAGAGAAATCAGTCAAAGATAACCCTAATAACCCTAGAGATGTTTTTTATTTAGCTCAGTCTTATGGGTGCAATGGGGAGCTTGAAAAAGCTTCTGACATGTATAAAAGGCGCTCGGAAATGAGTGGCTGGGATGAAGAGACGTACATATCAAAGTTGAGAAGAGCGGAATGCATCTCTAAAAATCCAGAAGATTTGAATTACCCAATAGGCTTATACATTGACGCTTTAAAATTTAGACCTTTTAGATTTGAGGCTGCGTATAGAGTAATCACTTACTTTAGGAGAAAAGAGCTTTATAAGTTTTCCCACGATATGAGCTTGGAGTACTTAGCAAAACCTGAGTCAGAAGACATTTTGTTTGTAGATAAAACCGCAAGAGATTACAAAATCCCCTTGGAGTATGCTTTAAGCTGTTTTCACACAGGTAAAAAAGATGTTTGCTTTAGGGTGTGCGACGATTACGCAAAGAGAGTTATACCTCTCGAATATAGAGAGTGCTTTGAAAATCTTCTTAAGTTTCGTTAATTTGTAGTGGCGCTCAGACTACGTTACCACTTGTTCGCTTGACGCGCTTCTTAACCAGATGGGCTTTGGCGTTTATCTGCTGCGCTAAATTTTCTACAAATTCATTAAGCTCTCTATCTTTTAGATTATCTCCACTACAATATTTAATACTTAATTCTAAAATTTTTTCGAAATCCCTTAGAACTTCTTCTTTGCTCATGACGTCTATATTTACACCTAAATATTAGATTTTTAAAATTTTGTGTGTTAACATTGTTTTGTATTATGAAAACTTATTGTCCAGATTGTGGTACTAAGATTGAGTTTGCTAGTAAAAAGCCCAATTTTTGCCCTAACTGTGGTCATGGGCTAACCGTTAGTAAAGCGTCGTCTAAGCCTACCCCCGTAGATGAAAAGCCCGACTTTGATAAAGAAGGTTTGGGGTTTGATGTGGAATACGACGCAGAAGGAGTGCCAGACTTCCAATCTATGAAAGGGCTGGATTATGATTTTGAACCCGACTCTCAGAACTCAGAAACTCTAGGTTCCATATTCAAGGGGTCTTCTATGGACGTTGAGCCTAAAAGCGATGTCTCGACCCCTAGAAGCGAAGGGCCTACGGCCCAGCAAAACATGGAACAGTTCAGAGCCGAGGCCGGGTCGCTTAGGGAAAAAAATAGCGAATAGTGCCTCGAAAAAAGAAACCTAGTAAAAAAATAAGTCCAAAATTTGAAGATGTTATTGATAAGATAGATACTGAAATTCTCAAGAGACGGGGAAAATGGAATTTGAGTATTTTGTCTTGGATGGATTTCGATGACGTCTCTCAAATTTTAAGGATTCATATATACAAAAAATGGCATCTGTACGACCCAGCGAAGCCATTAGCTCCTTGGCTCAATAGGATAATATCAAATCAAATAAAAAACCTTATAAGGAACAACTACGGAAGTTTTAGTCGTCCTTGTTTAAAGTGCGATGCCGCCGAGGGAGTTGACATGTGCTCCATATACGGAAAGCAATGTAACGAATGTCCTTTATATGCTAACTGGGAAAAAACAAAAAAAAGAGCCCATGATACAAAACTTCCAGTATCTTTAGAAAACCATAAGCAGGAAGTATTTCAAATGTCTATGGAGACTATGAATTTTGACGTTAAGTCAAAACAACTGCATGACAAAATGAAAGAAGTACTGAAGCCCATAGAGTGGAAACTTTACAACCTTTTATATATACAGTTTAAATCAGAAGAAGAAGCTTCAAAACTAATGGGATATAAGAGCGCGGAGAAAAATAGAGCGCCGGGATACAAACAGTTAAAGAACATCAAGAAAACCATATTAGAAAAAGTCAAAAAAATCTTATATAATGGAGAGATAGATCTATAATGAGCGCGAAACCATTAGAGCTAACAGAAGATCAACAAGCCAGAGTGATTGAGCTTTGGAATAGTCGAGAGGAAGACCCTCCTTCGCTCCTAGAGCTTGTTAGAGAGGCTTTTCCTAGTATAGAGAGTGCAGACGGCAGGAGCAAGGAAGGAAAGGCTGTAAAAGCGTTTTTGGCCTCTAAATCGCTTAAGGCGCGTGGCGCTCACGAGTATAAAGCTAAAGGGACAAAAACTCTAACTGACCAGCAAAAAGAATTCATACAAAATAACGTCCTTACCATGAAGCCGTTAGAAATAACGAGAGCTTTATATAATAACGATAAGCTAACAGCGCTAAGTCAAGAGGCTAGGACAGTTCTAGAAGAAATAAAAACTTTAGACCCGCAATTGGTTTACGCACAGCCAGAGCATGAGGATGTTGCAACTGGTCATTATAAACCCCCGAAAACTATATTATCTGCGATCTTTAAAGTTAATAAGTATGTAGCCGAAAAAATAGACAAAGATAAATTAAAGCCGTCCCAAAAAAAGGAGCTATCTTCCTTAATTGGGTATATGAATACTTATAGGTTTAACCACCAGATTAACACCTATCAGGCAGAAACAGATAGGGAGTTATTCGAGTCTAGCTTCGTTCGTTATACCAACGATAAATCTGATTTGACCCAAGAAGAAGTAGATCAATATATCGTTTTATGCACTGAAATAATTATTTCTTCAAGTATTCAAGAAACGATTCAAATGATCCAGATGCAAATCGATCAAGAAGTCGAACAGGGCAATAGAATACCTATGACCTTGATTGAAGCTAATAATACGGCCAGAACAGAATACAATCAATGCGTTACCAGACAGCAAAAACTCTTAAACGACCTAAAAGTAAAAAGAAGTGACCGCCTGAGCAAACAGATTCAAGAAAATGCCAGCATTCTAAACTTGGTTCAGATGTGGAAAGACGAAGAGAATAGAGAAAAAATGATAAAATTGGCAGATCTGAGAAAAGAATCCCTTAAGGAAGAAACAAAAAAACTTGCTAGTATGGACGAAATAAAAGCTAGGATAATGGGCTTGACTGAAGATGAGGTATTGAATGGCTAATACTTGCAAAGTATGTGGTGTCTCCTTTGACTCTGAAAGGCAGCTTCATGGTCATTTGAAGGCTCATAAGTTGAGGGTGGTTGAATATTATCAATCGTATTACCCACGGTATGATTTGTATGATGGAAAGATTATAAAGTTTAAAAATAAAACTCAGTATTTCTCCTCTAGGTTTAATTCTAAAACTAATCTAAGAATGTGGTTAAAGAAGCAAGATTTAGAGAGCGCTCAAAAATTTTGTGAAGAAATTCTCCAAGAAAGGATAGTAGAAAAAGACCTTCAGTATGCCCCTAGCCAAGTAGAGTTAAGATCTTTAATGTTTCCTCCGGTTCAATACTACAATGAGATATTCGAAAGCTATCAAGAACTATGCTCGAAACTTGGCCTGAAAAATAAATTCTTAGACCAAGGCGAACTAATTTCTGGGGAAGAATGGAACGATCCAGAATATAAAATATATATAGATACAAGAGAGCAAAAGTCTTTAAGATTCAAACGTCCAATAGAAGTCAAAAAGTTAAACTTTGGAGACTACTCTTTTAGTAATAGAGGAGCTTCGGGTAACTGTTACGTAGAAAGAAAATCTTTAACTGATTTCATAGGGACCATGAGTGGTGGTCTAGAAAGATTCAAGAGGGAAGTTGAAAGGGCAAAGGAGTCTAAGGCGTACCTAGTGGTTTTAGTAGAATCTAAGTTTAATGACGCCTTGCACTTCAACGAAATAAGGCGTAAAGGGACAAGCTACAAACTTTACAACAAAATAAAAATTAATCCAGAATTTGTATTTCATAACGTAAGATCTTTAATTCAGGATAATGATCATGTGCAATTTCTATTTGTCGAAGGAAGAAAGGAAGCATCAAGGATAGTTGAGAAAATTTTAACTTCAGGAGGAGGAGTTAAAACTATAGACCTTCAGCTATACTATGATCTAGGATCTTTATAATGTGGTACGCCCCAGAAAAATACCAGCAGAATTTGCCTGATTTAAATAAGGAGCTTTTAAATCTCAAGGGTGAGTTAACTGACAAGCAAGCCAAGGTTAGCTTGGCTAGATTTCTAAGAAGCAATTTAGGAGTTACCACTGAATTAATATCCGGTATAAAATTAGCCCCATTCCAAGAGATTACTCTAAAAGGAATGATGAATAGAAATTTCTCTATGTGTGTTTGGGGTCGTGGCTGCGGTAAAACTTTTATTGCTTCGGTATTTTGTTTTCTTCAGTGCATATTTAATCCCGGAACAAAAATATTGATAGCTGGACCTACGTTTCGTACTGCTCGTTTCATTTTTAACAACTTGGAAAAACTTGTAGAAAGCAAGGGGGCCGAATTACTGGCTCAAGCTTTCGGCGCTAAGTCGAAACGAAATGACCAGTTTGAGTGGAAAATAAACGAAGGAACTATAACAGCTATCCCTCTCAACGGCGAAAAGATCCGTGGTTTTCGTGCGAATATATTGGTACTGGATGAGTACCTTCTAATACCTGAAGATATAATCAATAATGTATTGATGCCTTTCTTGGTGGCCCCTCAAAACATGAAGGAGAGATTAGAAGTAAAAGAAATTGAGGACAAGCTCATTAAAGAGGGCAAGATGAAAGAAGAGGATAGGATGGTTTTTGAGAATACATCTAAAATGATAGCGCTATCATCTGCTAGTTATACCTTTGAAAATCTATATAAAACATACCAAGAATGGACAGATAAAATTACATCTAAAGATGAAACAGATGGTAAATATTTTATATCTCAAATGGGGTATGAGTCATTACCGGAAGAGATGATAGACAAAACAATTATCGATGAAGCCCAAAATGGAGGAGCTTCTCATTCTTCATTCTTAAGGGAGTATTGCGCTCAGTTTACTGATGGATCAGACTCTTACTTTAGCGCAAAGAAAATGCACCTATGCACTATCCCTGATGGAGAAAGCCCGACTACAAAAATAGTAGGGGACGAAGATAAAAAATACGTCTTGGGAATTGACCCTTCATTTTCGAATAGTCCTAGCTCCGATTATTTTGCCATGTCTATGCTGGAGTTGGACGATGAAGCGAAGTCTGGAACTTTAGTGCATAGCTATGCTGTTGCCGGGGGGAATTTAAAAGACCATATAAAATATCTGCATTATATAATGAAGAATTTTAATATAGAAATGATATGCATTGATAACGCTGGATATCAGTTTATAGATGGGGCAAATGAGTCAGAGCATTTCAAAAGAGATAATAGAAAAATTAACTTTATTGACTTTGATAGCAATAAAGATGGTGGAGACTACCAAAAAGAAATTAAAAAACTTAAAAGGGATCACAATAAGGACACTGGCTATATTTGCTTCAAACAAATATTTACAAGCGAATGGCTTAGAAAGGCTAATGAGTTTTTACAGAGCAGCATAGACCATAAAAGGATATGGTTCGGCTCTAAGACGGTAGCTAACGTAAATTCGTTTAATAAGTATTCTGGTTCAAAAATAGATTTGAAATACGTAAACGAGAGCAACATACTAGACTTTATAGAGACTCAAGACTCGCTTATACATCAGACTAAGAAGCAATGTGCTTTAGTTGAGGTGAAGTCAACCGCGAAAGGGACTCAAACTTTTGACTTGCCCCAGCATTTAAAAAGGAGTACATCTGCTCTTCGGGCTAGAAAAGATAATTACACGACCCTAATGTTAGCAAATTGGGCTACAAAATGTTATTATGACTCCCAGAATCTAAAAGAAGAACAGATTCCAACAACTTTTACTCCGATTGTTATTAAATAATGTGTAATTTTAATAGAAATCATGGCAAGACCACGCAAAAAACCTGAAAATTCACCAACGGAACCATTAATGGCGGGGATGGAGGAATCTCTCGCTTATTCCAGAGCGGAGAAAACCACCAGAACGCGCAGAAATGCTTCTTCGTACATAGAAAGAACGGATAGGTTTAGAAACATAAAAGAGGGGCTTACTCCGTTTAGATACAGTCAAAGTGGAGACTATGGGGGTACTAGGAGTATAAATGTTAGGGATGTAGTTATCCTTTGTCAGAAGGCTTATTATAATTTCGCAGTATTCAGAAATGTAATTGACCTAATGACTGAGTTTTCTATTTCCGATATTTACTTATCAGGAGGAACAAAAAAGTCTAGGGATTTCTTTTCCGCTCTTTTCGAAAAGTTTGATATTTGGGATCTACAGGAAAAATTTTTCCGCGAATACTTTAGGTCAGGCAATGTATTTATCCATAGATTCGATAACAGAATTAGAAAAGCGGATGTGATTAAAATTGCGAGATCCTTTGGTCTCAACAAGGGGTTTTCAAGTTCCTTAGCTGAAGATGGGAGCATTGTTTTACCATCTAGATATATAATTCTAAATCCAGCTGATATACAAGCTGGAGGAAACATATCTTTTGCCAAAACTAAATTTTATAAAAATCTTTCTGATTATGAACTAGAAAGATTGAGGAATCCCAAGACGGCAGAGGATGAGGAAGTTTTAAACGCTTTACCCCCAGAGAAGCAAGAGGAGGTCAAAGATAAGAGAAACAACAGTGTCCAAATAGAACTCAATCCAGAAAAAACATCCGCCGTCTTTTACAAGAAGCAAGATTATGAGCCCTTGGCGGTTCCTATGGGCTTTCCAGTTTTAGAGTCTATAAATGCTAAAGCGGAAATGAGAAAAATGGACCTTGCTATCACAAGGACAACTCATCAGGCAATTCTATTGGTTACTATGGGTGCTGAACCAGAAAAAGGCGGGGTAAACCAAAAGAACCTAGAAGCAATGCAAAAACTTTTTGCAAATGAATCCGTAGGCAGGGTATTGATTTCGGATTATACTACTGATGCTAAATTTATTATACCTGACATTGCGGATCTTCTTCATCCTAGAAAATACGAGGTAATTGATAGAGATATTAATGAAGGGTTAAACAATGTATTGGTGGGTGGCGAAAAATTTGCTAATCAACAAACCAAAGTGGAAGTTTTCATGGCGAGACTTAAACAAGCTCGTGAAGCATTTGTTAATAAATTCCTCAAGCCAGAAGTTAAGAGGATTTCTAAGACTCTAGGATTCAAGTCTTATCCAATGCCAGTTTTCGAAGATATCCCTTTAAAGAACAATTTTAATACTCAGAGGATTTACAGCAGATTGATGGAGCTTGGAATTTTAACTCCAGAGGAGGGCTTTGACGCAATACAAAACAACAAGCTTCCAGATAGAGAGTCTTCTTTAGAGTCGCAAAAGAGATTCAAGGAGTTAAAAACTCAAGGGTTCTACGAGCCTTTAATTGGGGGGAAAAATTCTACCCCGAATAAAGAGGATAAAGGTGAAGATAAAAATGGAAGACCACCTGAAATTAGTACCCCTCAATCAGATAGGCAACCGGGGAAAATTGGAGATAAGCAATCAAGAGCTAACTACAGCTTAAAGAAAGTTAAAGAAAATCTAACTCTTGCTACTAAACTTGAGGACAAGGTTAAAGATCAACTCAAGAAAATGCACAAGCTAGATACGTTAGACGAAAAACAAAGCCAAGTAGCTGGTGAAATAGCGGAGTTGATAATCTCAAATGAGTCTCCAGATCAATGGATTAAGGTAGGCGTGATTAGAAAGTATTTGAAATCACCTGTAGACACTAATGCAAAAGCGATAGATCAAATTCACGATATCGCATGTGATCATCAAATCAGTTCTTACCTTGCAAGTATACTTTATGCTAGTGAGGTAAAAAGAGATGCCTGAGTTTACTATAAAATCCAACGAGCAAGGGTTATTTGCTGGTCCAGCGCCATCAACTGGATTCCACTTTATAAACTCTTCCGGTTTCCTTACGGGAGACTCTTCTCAACCAAGCGCCTTAAAGCAAATTAATGGCCTTACCAGTTTTAGTTACAGTATAGTATCTAATAGAACAGAAATCTCAGAATTAGGAAGAAGAGAATTAGTAGATAGCGTACAAATATCCCCTCCTACAATAGAAATAAATTTTGATTATAACGTTTACGATTTAAGAAACGAAGTTAGACTTGGTTTAAATCCAAATTTTCCCACTGGCGGTGATCAGTTGTCTTATTTCGATGAAAATTTAGAAGTATTTTTCTTTGAAGGGTTAACCTCTGAGAGTACCTCTTCGACATATTCCCAATCTAATTGGCCTTACAAAGATAGAGACAAAAGGAATCTATTTTTCGTTAACGGCAAAAAAGGCGAAGACCTAATCAATATGAGCGAGTCCAAGTTGGATGAGGTATCTGTGTTGGCATTTGGGGATTGCTATTTAAATTCATACAGTACAGAACTTAGAGTTGGCTCAATAGTCAGTTCGTCGGTTTCGTATATTGGAGATAACGTAAGTTACCATACTAGTGGTTCTGGTTTTTCTCCAGCTATAGAGCCCACTGGCTATACGAAGGTTAATGATAATATTTTTAAAATCCCTAAAACATTAGATGAAACTTCGAGCAAAAATAAGATAGGGATGGCTACGCATAATATGAATCCGAGTACCCCATTGATGTGCTCTGATTTATTAATCACTATCAAAGCTACTGGGTATGGAGATAATCAATCAGATATAGCGGACGTTGGTTATAATTTCGGTACTTTTAACCTTCAGGAGGTAACTTTCCGAACCGAGCTTGAGAGAAGGGAATACATTGGGATGGGGTATACAATTCCAATTGATAGACCTGTAAAATATCCAATGGTTATAGATGCCTCTATATCCGCTTTAGTAGCGCATAATAAAACAGGCGAGTTAAGAAATGTATTTAATAATGACTATAGATACGATATAAATATAAAGGCTAGAAATAGGCAAGTAGCATGTTCTGGAGAAGCTGATCCTTTTGTAGTTTTGCAATATGACCTTATTAATTGTAGAGTAGAGAATATAGATTTTTCCAATCAAGTTAACGAAAGGTCAGTATTAGGTATGACTTTTTCAACAGATGTTGCAGATAATGTCTCTGGAAAAGGGTTGTTTGTTAGTGGTAAAATAATCGAATCAGGAACGGTGTTTTCTGGTTTTAACTTTTAAAAGTGTAACTTAAATAAAGAATTATGAGTGAAGAAAATCAAGATAAGCCAGTAGGCCAAAGCGTAAATGAGTATATGAATCCGGGGGAGTCATTTGATATTTCCATGCCTGATATCCCCATGCCCGAACCGGAAGAGGAGTTGGCGGCAGAAAAAGAAGTAAAAGATGAAGTAGAGACCGCTTTTAAGTTCGCTTTCATTGGCGCTGGGCAAGGAGGTTCAAGAATAGCTGAGACGTTCTATGATTTCGGTTATAGAAAAGTGGCTGTTCTTAATACGGCGCAGCAAGATTTGAACACCATTAAAAAAGTTCCCCATAAGTTATGCATTGGAGATGGGGGAGCGGGTAAAGACCCAGATTACGCAAAAAAAGTTTTCTCTGGCAAAAAAGAAGACGTTGTAGATTTTATGAGGTATTCGTTTGGCGAAACCCTTGATAGAATCTTTGTTTGCGCTGGCGCTGGCGGTGGTACTGGATCTGGTACTGTCACTAGTTTGGTTGAGGCGGCAAAAGAGCTTCAAGAAACGATTAAAGCTCCCACCGATAAAGTCGGGGTGATTTTAGCTCTGCCAAAAGCTTCAGAAGGAAAAAAGGTAAATGCCAATGCTCACAAATGTTTAAATGACGTTTACGATTTAGTCGAGGAAGGGAAAGTTTCCCCCTTGGTAGTAATTGATAACGAGAGAATTGGTAAGGTTTACCCCAATCTTGTAGTTTCTAATTTTTGGCAAACTGCTAATGCGAGTATGGCTGGATTATTCCATTTATTTAATCTTACTGCGGCAAGGGATAGCTCATTCACATCTTTTGATGCTAATGATTATAAGACTATTCTTGATTCTGGATTGATGGTCTTTGGGGCTGCGCCAGTTAAGGAATGGAGCGATCCAGTGAGTATCTCTAGAGCTTTGAGAGATAACTTCAAGAGCGGTCTTTTATCCGGAGGTATAGATTTGTCTTCTGGAAGTCACGCTGGCGCTGTAGTCGTTGGAGGAAAAGAGCAGTTGGATAATATTCCTCAGTCTGCTCTGGATCAAGCGTTCGATCAGCTTTGTAGGCTATTACGCCCCGGAAATGTAGTTCATAGAGGTATATACGTTGGAGATAAACCGAATCTAATTGTTTATACTTCAATAAGTGGTATCGGCAGACCTGACGAAAAACTTAAGGAATTGGCTAAATTAGGGGACATCTCAGAAGAATAGGGAATTTATTCCCCCCGCCCAAAGGCCGCACGGTTTTCACTGTGCGGCTTTTTTAGTGTAATTTTATATAGAATGTTATCTATGGAATTAATAACGATGATCGGAGGGAGCATCGTAGGGTTTATTTTTCGTTACATGGCCGAAAGAGCCAAAGAACGTCACGAAATATTTAAAAACGCAATAGCCCTGAAGAAAGCTCAAGATGATAGCGCCGATAAAGCGGCTGAAAGAGTTCCTATAGATGTAGGTAAGTGGGTTCGCCGCTTAATCGTATGCTGTATTTTATTTGGGGTAATTGCCGCTCCTTTTATTTTGTCTCTAATGGGTCATTCAACAATTGTCGAAGTAGAAACAGAAAACCCAACTTGGTTTTTTGGTTTATTCGGGGGAGGTAAAGAAATTAATTTCGTCGAACTTGATGGTTATTTAATGGTTCCTGAAGTAAGGCAAACATTAAGCGCCATAGTTGGTTTCTATTTTGGTAATGCAGCTGCAAAAGGGTCAACTTGATGGAAAATAATACTAAAAAAAATAAGAACGATTTTGCAATTAAGTTTTGCTTGGGGCTCCTATTATTTATATCCATTTATATAAACTTTTTATCTTATCAGTCTAATGAATTACTCAAGAAACAGAATAAGGGGCTAATGCTTGAGAATACAATCCTAATGCATGAAGGAAACAAGCTGTTTCGCTCTCATCAAAGACTATTAGAAATTTTTAAGAAAATAGAAGAAGAACTGAAAAAAGACCAAAGGAGTAGACTTGAAGCATAATATTTTATCTGTTTGTGTTTTAGTATTTTTTATTATCGGTTGTAAAACTGGAGGGTTACGCATTGGGGAAGACTCAGCGGGAAAGATTGTTAAACCTAAAACAATAAAGGAAATAAACAAAGGAAGCTCAATCCCAAAGGGGAACCCAGCGCCAGAAAAACCCATAGTTGAATCCACGGAAAATATCCCGGATGGTAATTTAATACCGAAAAGGGAAGAAGTGACTTCTTGGGAAGAAGCTGCCCCTTTGCCTCCTATTGAAAAAGTAAAAATTCCCCCTGTAAAGTCTACCCCTATTTCTCCAAGGCTGTCTATTGCCGAACCTGAAACGGATAATTTCGATATAGCTTTAGCAAGTGCCAACTTAGAGTTATCGAAACTTGATTACGATAAACCTATACTTCCTGATTTGCCTTTAGGGGACGTAAAAGATAATATGCCGATACTTGAAGTAGTACCAGCGCCTGATTTAGAAAAAACCCCAGAGGAAAAATCCGACAAGGAAAAAGTAGAGAAAAGAGAGCTAGAAGCTAAAAGACTATCGGAATTAGAAAAGGAGAATATGAAAATTAATTGGAGTGAGCTTATATTGTTTTATTTTTTGGCGCTAATGATTCTTATTATTGCATATATTACTTATGACTTTATTAGAGAAATGAAAAAGCAAGACAAAGAAGGAAATCCTTTTGCGAAAAAGCCAACTAAGAAAAGATCCCCCAAAAAGACGAGTAAGAAAACAGCCCCGAAGAAGGCAGCGAAGAAGGCCCCAGCTAAGAAGAAGGTAGCTAAGAAGAAGGTTGCTAAAAAGAAAGTTGCCAAGAAGAAAGCAGCCCTAAGAAAAAAATAAATTTCCTAACTCCCCTTTGGTGTAATTAGTACTAAGGGGGAATTGTTGAAAAAAATATTAATATCTTTAATGCTAGTTGCTGTTGGTTGCGGCACTATAAATACCGCTTTTGAAGGTCGGAGGGTAGCCGATTTAATCGCAAATAAGCAAGACCCAAGACACGTAAGAAGCTGTGGTCCGACAGCCCTCAAGAAAGTTCTTTCTCACCTTAATATAAAAGAGGAAAGAAAAGAAATCAGCAGAATAATACAAGAGAGGGGGCATGAATGCAGATCTTTCCTTTCTATATTTCACCATAGAGCGAGAGGTATTTCTTTCGAGAGTGACATAAAACACGTTTTAAAATTATACGGTTTTAAAACCAGAGAAGTAAGCTCTCTATCTGATTTAGACCCAAATAAGGACGTAGCTATAGTATTAATAAGTAAAAAGTGGACGTTATTATATCACTGGATGGCTTTTCCGAATAATTTACCCATCGAAAAATACCACGGCGACTGCACAAAAATTCACGCTATCTTAGTAGTAGAAAAAGAAGTTTTTTTACCTTGATTTAGTTTTCGCTAATTGATACCTTATCCCCAAGTCATATTGGCTTGTTTATAAACAAATGAAAAATAAAGTAAAATTGCTAGTAGTTGCAGCCGTATCCTTTTTTGGATTTGGGTGCGCGAGCACCGTGACGGTTGGCCCTAAAGCTAACGATAATGGATACCTTGGAGCTTCCGCGAGTACAGAGGGGGCAAGTGTAACAGTCCCTTTTGTTAAGGCTGAAGTTAACGCGACGGGTTCCTCCAAAAAAAAGTAAAGTAGGATAAATAATCTGAACACACCCCTCGCTTTTTAGCGGGGGTTTTTTATTTTTAAATTTGATTGTTTTTATTTAAAACTAGTGTAATATACAATTAGATATTATTATGAAAAAAATTCGGGGAAACATAGATTACAAAAGCCTTTGGGATAAGGTGAATAATAATCATGAGAAGGAAGCCCCCGTTGCGCCCACTAAGGAACAAGAAGAGCCCAAGGAAGAGCCGAAGGCAGAAGAAGCCGCTGAAAAAGAGCCAGAGTCTCCCAGTAATGAATCGACTTCTTCTAAAATAGCCACCCAATCCGATGCGATAGACTATTCTAATAAAATTATTAACTTCTTGGAAGAAAAACGAAAAAAATTCAATAAAGAAAATAATAAAAGAGTCCCTCTCGCAAAATTTAAAAAAGTTTTCTGTTCCGCTGCCTCGAACTCGTTAATGGCAAATTACGATATTAATAATTGGTGTGTAGCCAGTATTAATAACTTCATAGATTCTAAATGTGACGAGAATTTTATCCAGCCAAGCGAAAAAGACGTAAACTTCGCGGATTTTGAGTGTAAAGATTATGGGTTAGTATTTGAGTTTGATCTTTCGGATTTGTTTCTGCAATACAAGCCGGAAGACTATTACTTTTCCCCCTGAATGACTTAGGAACTAAAAATGAAAAAGGATTATAAGTACTATACAACTTTTAGCTCAGTGCTGAAGCCTATGGTTTCAGAAGACAAGGATAAGTATTTGTCCTTGGCTAGTCAGTTAGATATAGAAAAATTTATTCCGGGTATCGACACAGAAAAAGAAATAGATCTTCTTCCAGTAGCTTTTAACGCTTGTGTGGCCAATAGGGTAAATAGGAACGGAGATGTCATTGATACAGCTACAGCCTTAGAGATTCACAAGTCTTTCATTAATAAGCCTATTAATATTGAGCATAATAGACAAAAGGTCTGCGGAGTTATTCTTGCCGCTGGCTTTAGCGAATTTGGTACTGATGAGGTATTAGCAGAAGAAAGACTAGGAGAAGGCAACCATCCGTTTAATATTACTCTTGGTGGAATTATATGGAAGGTGGTAAATGATCAATTGGCTAATATTATAGAAGAATCCAATGATCCAACTAGCGAAAAATATATGTCGATAAGCGCAAGTTGGGAACTTGGTTTCAGCGAATATAATCTAGTTTTGACTGAAAATGGAAATAAAAACATTGAATCTTCAGTCGTCGTTTCTGATGAAAACGAAATTGACTCATTAAAAGCGAATTTAAAGGCTTTTGGTGGAACAGGCGAAACCGAAGACGGCAGGAGCATTTATCGAAAGGTAATTGGTCAAGTTGTCCCACTTGGAATCGGACTTACGGAGACTCCCGCTGCGGACGTCAAGGGAGTCATTGTCCCATCGAAACTTCCAGAAGCCGAAACCTCAGAAGCGAGCGCTCCTGAAGATAAGGTTTTGGACGAAAAAACAGAAAAAACAGTAAATATTATTTCACAATCAGAGGAAATTAATGTAAAGAATAAAAAGAGAGTTATTATGAAAATCGAAAGCTTAAAAGATATCAGCGATGAGAATCTGAAGGAGCTTTCTGCCTCATCGATCTCTGATTTCATAGAGGATGAGTTGCAGAAGGCCTCCGAAGAGTACATTGCTCAAAAACAAGAAGTCGAGAATAACTTGAAAGCCGCACAAGAAGAAATCGAATCTCTAAAGAATAATACTGAAGAGTCGAAGAAAACTTTTGAAGCTGTTCAGGCAGAACTCGAAGAAATTAAAAAGGAAGTTGCGGCAAAAGAGGCTGAAGAGCGTTTTGTTACCCGCATGACTACCTTTGACGACACCTACGTTCTTACCGATGAAGATCGAGAGATTATTGCTCACGATATCAAGGATATGAACGATGAAGATTTCGAAACTTACTCTAAGAAAATGAGCATTCTTTTGAATGCCAAAGATAGAGAAAGTTTGGAGAAGGCCGAAGCGGAAGCTGCTCAAGTAGCTAAAGCTTCGGAAGAACCAGAGGCGAAAGCGTCTGAAGAGCCAGAGCCCAAACCCGCTGAAGAAGTGGTTGATGAAGCTCTTGATTCTTCTGAAGCAGAAGCATCTGAGGTTCCCGTCTCTTCCGAGACTGAGGAAGCTAACACTTATGATAAATACAAGGACGCTTTCAGCGTAGAAAATTGGATTAAATAAATAATTTAGGAGTAAATTATGGCTATTAACTTAAAACCATTTAGAGTATATGATGAGCACGATGTGATCAATCTCTACGCTTATAGCGGATCGATTGGTCTCACGGCTGGCGACAAAGTTCCGAAAGGAACTCTTGTAAAGGTTCAGGGCGATGGTTGGAAGAACACCGACGAGCCAACAGAGATGTTGGGTAGTCCCGGTGCTTCTTACAACGGCACTGTTTCTCAACGATACGGCTCAACAGCTAAGATTTGTCAGACTAGTTCTGGCAACGTAGCGCTTGGAGTTCTTCTCCATGATATTGCCGAAGTAGACGAGAACGGAGAGCTACTGAAGTTTAACCCACGTAAAGCAGCAGAGATGGAAGTCGCTATTAGCGGCCAATCCGCTCCTGTTTTGTCACGAGGAATCCTTCTTTATTCGGGCGATTCCATCGGTACGGTTACTCCGGGAACCAAGCTTTTTGCTGGTGACTCTGGAGAAATCATCGCAACTAACGGCGATAGCGCTGGCTACAAAGTTGGCCACGTTCTTGGCGCGAGTGACACTGATGGCTATGCGCTTATCAAGTTGGAACTGTAAAACCTTTTAATTATAGAAAGAAGGATTACTAATGAAATTAAAGCTTAAAAATACACCAGAACAGGTGGAGTTGATTAAAGCTCTTGGCTCTAGAGACCTTGGTGTCTCTCGTGAAGCAAGCGAGGCCTTCGCTGCTTTTATTGGCCCTGTCGTTCAGAAAGTCGTTAACGAAGCTGGCACTTCTGCTGCTTTGTATTCGGATTCTGAGTTCGATCAGGACGATAACCCTAGCTATCCGCTCGACCTTTATTACAACACTGACAAAGGTCATGTTAGTGTGTGGTCTCAGAACATGGCTGGCGGCTTGCCAAGCTCAGACGCCCACGTTCCCGTACAAGAGATGAAGGTAATGACCTATCGTTTAGATAGTGCCGTTCATCTTCATAAGAAGTACGCTCGTAAGGCTCGTCTTGACGTAGTGAGCAAAGCTGTTGAGCGCATGGCTCAAGAGGTCCTCATTAAACAAGAAAGAAATGCTTGGGCAGTGGTCATGAAGGCTCTTGCCGAAGCAGCTACCAAAGATGGTCGCTCTGCTGCTGCCAGTACTTCTGGCGCTCTTCGTCATTGCTTGACTTCTGTCAACACTGGCGCTTCTGCCGAGTTCGTTCTTCAAGATCTTAATGATCTGATGACTCGCATGAAGAGAGTTAACGTGTCATGGGCTGGCGGTACTCCCGCTGACTATAACGCTAAGGGGCTAACCGACTTGTTCGTTTCCCCTGAAGTTAAGGGTCAGATTCGTAAGTTCGCTTACAACGCTCTTCGTAGCGATTCTGGAGCAACTGCTGCTAACGCACAGAACTTGCCGGATGATGCACGTATGGCGATCTTTAATGCCGCTGGCATGGAGAACATCTACGGTGTAGCTATTCATGAGTTGGTTGAGCTTGGCGAAAGCCAACGCTACAATGCATTGTTCGAAACCTTCTTCGATAGTGTCGGCACTGCCGCTACTAACTTGGATGGTTCTAGCAATAGCATCTCCAACTTTGCTACTGCATCTCATCAGATCCTTGTCGGTATCGACTTGGGCCGCGAGGCGTTTGTTCGCCCCGTTGCTCGTGACGCTGACACCGGATCGCAGTTTACTGCGGTTCCTGATGATCAATGGTATGCTTCTCGTTCTGATAAGGCTGGATTCTACGGTTCTCTCGAAGAGGGTCGTCTCTGCCTCGATGGACGCGCAGTATGCGGCACTATTCTTGGTTAATAACAATTAACTAAATCAAGCCCAAGGGGTTTTTCCCCTTGGGTTTTTTGGTTTTATAGGCTATAATTTACGGATTGGTGATAATTATGAACAAAAAGAAACCATCGAAAAAAACTACTAAAGCATCTAAAAAGACTAAAATGTCTGATTTAGAACAGTCTCACGGCAAAGAGGAGAACTTTCAGCCTACGACGTTAGATCAAATTTGGGGAGATGATGGAATGGGCAAATACTCCACCTCAAATGAAGAAGAATATAAAAAAGAATTAGACGAAATGAGCAAAACCGATCTCGAATCTCACGCCAATAATCTTGGTATTTTGCCAGCGGGAGATCGTGTTCGCCTCGAAGAGCGTCTAGTGTATGAATTCCAGAGACATTTTAACGGTTATAGAAAACCAGCAGACACTAATACCACAACCAATGCTGATGTACCCGAACATGTGAGAAAAATTCTAGAAGAAGGTAAATAAAATAGTGTATATCTAGGTTTTTCGCCGTGTAATACTTATTAGTATGGCGACCACTTTCAATATAGATATTAATCAAGGCTCCACGCTTGATTTAAGGTTTAAGGTAAAGGACGATGATGGGGATCCTCTAAATTTAAGTGGTTACTCCGCTCGCGGAGTTGCAAAGTTCAGATACGGTACTGGAAGTGTCCTCTTAAACCTTTCTCCCTCAGTAGTTTCTGGTAACGCGGAAGATCCTACTCTTGGGGCTAGTGGTTATATTGACGTTTATTTAAGGCCGAATGTCACTTCTGGTGTACCCATAGTTCAAGGTGTATACGACATTGAGAAATATAGGGATGTTCCTGCTGCTTCAGGCGATTGGGACGTCCAAAAAGTGGCTAGAGGTTATATAAATGTAATCCCAGAAGTCACAACCTCAATGTTGTAATACAATGCCAGAAGTAGATGTAACAGTCTCTGGAAATGCTAAATCCAGTTTAGAAATTGGAGGAGCTACTACTGTAGAGGTTACTTCTACTACTTCTTCAGCTACCGTTCAGTCTCCTGAGAAAGCTAATATAGATGTAGTCTTTCAGGGGCGCAGAGGAGATATCGGGTCTACGGGTCCAACAGGCCCAACGGGGCCTTCTGGCGCAACAGGCGTTACAGGCCCAACTGGGCCTTCTGGAGCTACAGGCGCTACAGGCCCAACTGGGCCTTCTGGAGCCACAGGCGTTACAGGGCCAACTGGACCATCAGGAGCTACAGGAGTCACGGGGCCAACTGGACCATCAGGAGCTACAGGAGTCACAGGACCTACTGGCCCAACGGGGTCAGGTGTTACGGGGCCTACAGGGCCATCTGGAGCTACAGGCGTTACAGGGCCGACAGGGCCTACAGGGCCTACAGGAGCCACAGGCCCGTCTGGAGCTACGGGAGTTACAGGGCCGACAGGCCCAACGGGCGATACTGGAGCTACGGGCTCTATAGGCGCAGCAGGAGGAGATAGTTATAATTACAAATTTAGTACTTCAACTGTTAATACGGATCCGGGAAATGGATACCTAGCTTTTAATAATTCTACTTGGCCTAGCGTTACCCAAATATTTTTTGATACCCTTGATCAAAGCGGAGATTCTCTTTCAACTTACATTGACACTTTAGATGATGTACTTGGCACGAGAATAAAGATATTTTCTAAGAGTGATCCCGGTAAATTTATAGTTTTTAAAATAAATGGAACCAACGTATCCGAATCAGGATATACAAGGATTCAAGTTTATTATTTAAATCATAGTAACTCATTTAGTAACGATGAAGATATTATATTTAGTATTGCCCCAGCAGCAGCTGGACCAACAGGATCAATAGGTGCTACTGGACCTACTGGTCCGACTGGGGGAACTGGCCCCACTGGCCCTACTGGACCCACTGGATCCACTGGAGCAACGGGCTCTGGAGTGACTGGACCCACTGGAGCCACTGGACCTACGGGTCCAACAGGCCCTTCTGGCGCGACAGGCACTTCGGTAACTGGAGCCGAATCTGACCCCGGATTAACTGCTCATATTCGTTTTGGTTTTAGCGATGGAACTTTTACCGAATACTATAATTTAGCAGGTGAAACTGGAGCTATAGGTCCTACAGGGCCTACAGGAGTCACAGGCCCGTCTGGAGCTACAGGAGTTACAGGTCCTACGGGTCCAACAGGCCCAACTGGAGCTACAGGGCCAACAGGAGCTACAGGGGCTACGGGTCCAACAGGAGTAAGCATTACAGGGGTTTCTGGCGCTGGGACTGGATCTTATTTTTTAACGGACGAGCCATCTGTCCTTGGCCCTATTGATTTGCAAGGGCCTACTGGACCTAGCGGTGCTCAAGGGGCTCAAAGTATTGTTTATAGATGGTGGCCGGGAACTGGGATGCACCATACCTATATTGACCCTACTCATGGAACAAACTGGCCTCCCGGCACTTTTACGGGGTGGTTAAAAGAAGTATACGAGCAAGGGGTAGATATAGGTGGTTACATAATTGATCGGGTTACTGGGATTGCAGTATCTGTCACTGATTACAATCAATCTTATAAAGCTCCAAAATTAACTCAATTTTTATACCCAAACAAAGGCACAACTCCTGATTGGAGTGGTAATTGCTTAATACTTTCAACGAATGAAAAAAGTGCCACATACGAAATAACAGGAGCGACTCGTCATGCAAAAGGCGAATACCAAGGCTCTGAAGATATCCCCGATGATCCAGTAGGCTCATCAAAGTACATGGTTTTTCCGGTTAGACCAGTAACACTTTTCCCAGAGTATGGGGCTGGGGAAACATATAATGATCAATTTAGCTCTGGGGAAGTAATTAACATCACATTGGATAGGTCTGCTGGCGGTGGCGGCGGTGGTGGTGGTGGCGGTGGTAGCGATACAGCCCATACGATTGGTGGAGATGGTTGGAACTTCAAGTATTATTATACCGGCGATAGTACTGCAACAGCGAATGACTCGTACTTCACGCCAGATGTTTGCGCGACACCTTGGGGAGCTTATGTATTAGGTCATTTTGATGTATCGACTTATTTAATGAAGGCGACTGGCTTGGTTATTCCTACGAATGACGCATATGGGAATAATGTAGAGCCTTGGGTTCGGTCAATTCCTTTTCCTAGTGAAACGGGCGCTCTGATTACGATGGGTAACTATAGAGGCAATGCGCTTGGTGGTTCGTATGATCACTACTTAGTAACTGGCGACATAACTTATAGAAATGATTCTTGTGAGCAAGGTCAGGCCTATCTTAACGCGCAAACAATGAAAATCCCTGTTGTTCAGTTAGATCCTGATCAGCAGGGTTGGTCAGCAACCAAATTTACTGACTTACAAGATATAGATATAACAGTAGATAGATCATCAGCTGGAGTAACTGGCGGTGGTGGCGGCGGTGTTGGCACGGATTATGATCCTTCAACCACCTCGGCTGATATACTTCCTACCGTAGACCATAGGTACAAAATAGGAAGTTCGATGGAGTACAATGCGCCTTCGAATCTAAGGTGGCAATCAGTACATGCCAAAACCGGAGTTTTTGAAGAATGGCTAGACCCAAATTGTTATACTGGGGCTCACTTGACTCTTTTTCGAACTCCTTTTGGCGCGAAGGGTTCGTTTGAGCCTCGGATTGGCATGTCAGGAAATGTTTTTGTGTCAGGGTCAATACAGGCAGAGACAACTATTTCTGGTAATGAATGGGTCGGCGGTAATATAAATCCACCCCCCTCCAAAGACGAAATATATCATATTGGTACTAGCTCTAATAGGTATGAAAGAATACATGCGAAAAATGTTTACACTTCAGCTATAACGCCAGAAAGCCCACTCATTATCTCTGGAAATACACAAATCTCTTCTGGATTTAATGTCGATATACACAGTGGAGATATCATTTTACACGACCCAGAGTCTTATTTTAGCGGAAGTGGAATTGTTGCTGACTACGTCCGTTCTCCCTCCACATATTACGGGGGTGTATTAGAGATGGGGACTATTTCATCCTTTGTAGATATTCGGGCCAAGCATATTTCATCCATATGGGGTGATCCATCACAGAGCGAAGACAGTGAAGCGGAAAATCCGTATGATCGACCCATTTTAATTGAAGGTAATTTGATTCCTTATGAAGACGCTGACGGATCATTAACAGAATATGACTGGCCTGTTGGTTATGACTTAGGTGGTAGTGACGCTCGATGGAAAGATTTATATCTTAGTAGCTCCTCTTTGATTATATCTGGTTCTGGTTTTGCTGATAATTTGGTGATGTCTTTTACCCCTAAAGGAGCAATAAGCCTTTCGGGAGTAAGGAACACAACTCTTCTTGGTGGGGATGATGATCTTGAGCTTACTGGTGATTTTTCTACTACGAATTTTACAATTATTAACTCCGAAGATAGTTCGGTGTCTACTACCGGAGATACGTTTGAGTTCAACACTCAAACGGGTAGATTAATGGTGACAAGGAAAGATAGCGGCGGATCTATACTTGAATCAGGTTATTTAGTCACTGGATTTGTTCAAACTGGAGCCCGTGGGGAACAAGGACCTCAAGGGGTACAGGGTCCAGCTGGACCATCAACAGTCACAATAACCGGATCTCCCACATTAAGTTCAGTAGATATAACAGGAGTGGGAAATGTTGCTATTACTCATAGTGGTGATTCTTGCTTGGTTAGTGGGGTTACAGCGCCAGAAATCTCCATACTTCAAACAGCAACAGGAGTTCTTCGCACGGATATAGATGCAAATGATAGCGATATTTCAGTATTGCAAACAGCTACTGGTACACTTCGTACCGACATAAATAGTAACGATACGGATATATCAGTCCTCCAAACGGCGACGGGAACGCTTCGTTCCGATGTCGATAGTAACGACACTGAGATCTCTGTCCTTCAGACGGCAACGGGAACGCTTCGTTCCGATGTCGATAGTAACGACTCCGACATAACCATATTGCAAACCGCAACAGGAGTTCTTCGCTCCGACATCGATAGTAACGATACTGATATATACACGCTCCAAACTGCTACAGGAGATCTACAAACGAATAAGTCTTCCGTTACTGTTACTGGCTCTTCATCATTAAGCTCTTTAGATATAACAGGAGTCGGAAATGTAACGGTTACGCTTGATGGCTCTACTGCTAAAATTAGTGGCGCAGCTGGAGGTGGTGGTGGCTCAGTTTCTTTTGGTACTGACAATCAGATACCTTACATGAATTCTGCCGGTGATGATTTTGAATACGAGTCTAATCTTACGTGGGGTCATGCCACCAACTTGTTGAAGGTAGATGGAGATATCGAAATGGCTGCAAAGCTCTTTCATAAGGGTGATTCCAATACCTTCCTCCACTTTGAGAACGCCGACATTTTTCGTATTGTCGCTGGCGGTAAGGAGTATTTTTCAGTAGACGTTAACTCTGCCAATGAGGTTTGTATCAATGAGGGATCCCAAAATGTTGACTTTAGAGTTGAAGGCGGCACTGAGCCCCACTTGATCTTTGTTGATGGCTCCACGGATAAAGTTGGTATTAACAATGCTTCGCCGCAGCATATTTTTGACGTCTCAGGAGTTGGTAACTTTAGTAGTGGCGTAATGTCTACTGGGCTGATGGTGGCCAATACTGGCATTGAGCTTTATGCAAATACACCCGCGACTACTACTAACAAGCTCTACAATGTTGGCGGCGTTCTCTATTTTAATGGCTCAGGAGTCAATAGCGATAGCGGCGGCGGTGGTGGTGGTTCTAGTTATACTGCTGGCACCGGGCTCACCTTGGTGGGGACTACGTTCAACACTGATGGTACTGGGTATTTTACCCGTCTGGGTGTTGGTACGGATGATCCGACTTATGAGCTTGATGTGGCTGGTAATATAGGCGTAAATGAATATATCTATCACAATGGGGATACAAATACTTATATCAGATTTAGAGGTGACCAGTTAGACTTTGTTGGTGGTGGGTTAACGTTTCTCACGCTAGATGAATCTGCTGGCTCCAGCCCTGATACCTTTGCAGTTAACCAAGGCGCGAGCGATATTGATTTTGTAGTTAAAGGAGATAATGACGAGACCCTCATAAGAACAGATGCCGAAAATGATGTAGTTGGCATTGGCTCTTCAGGGATAACCCCTTATAAGCTAGACGTTGCCGGGCCGATACAGGTCACCGGTGTTTATGTAGGAGCCTCTGGTATCACTATTAGCGATGGCGGCGATATAAATTTAGACGAAGACCAAAGAATATACTTTGAGTCAGATAAAGGCAGCTACATTGAATCTAACGCAAGTGACAGAATAAGGTTGGTCGCTGGTGGTAGTCAAATGATGGTATGGGATCAGGATAATTCAAGAGTAGTATTTGGATACGGTCAGAAAGTTTATATAGGTAGTAATAATAATGCAGTTCCTACGCATCAATTAGAAGTAGCTGGCGCTGTATCTGGAGAAAGTGTTATTGGATCAGCAATAAGTGGGACTAGTCTTTCTGGAACTAGTATTTCAACAACTAGTTTATCTCTTAATGGGGGATACAAAGACACAGTATACAATAGCGGAACTTTCATCTCCGATGGCACACTTCATCTAGACTTAAATGGCAAGTCCTCGCAAAAAATAATCCTTAGCGGACATGCAACCAATCTAGAGTTAGCGAACATAGAAGAAGGTAGGGAAGTAAGCTTAATGGTTTCCGGGACTGATCTTGATTATACTTTTTGCTCTGGGAGTAATATACATTTTATAGGTGCAGCGCCCAAAACCGTAAGAGCTAATAAGATTGCGGTGCTTACAGTAAAAAGTTTCGGTACTACAACAGGAGAATGTGTTGGAGCGTTTGCCGTACAGGATTAAGGTATGTTTGGAGGATTCCATAACACGGCCCAATTGGGCAGCTTAAATCCGTCTGGAATAGCAACAGACGGATTAATAGGCGATTTCAATCCTAATACTGGAAATACATCAGGGATAACAAGATGGTCTAATTCAATTACTAACGAGCCAGACCTAGAAATTAAAAATGGTACTGAATGGGTATCTGGGACAAGTGATGCCTCTAGTTATTTTAAGTTCGATGGAGTAGATAATTACATAGGAGCTTACAATGACGTTTATAATGAATCTTTTAATGTAAATTTACATAATGGATTCTCTATTTGCGCGTGGTGGTCGATGAGCGGCAATACTGGAGAATTTACAGCCGCAGGTGGAGGGTCATATGTCGAATATGCGCCATTAGTTTCAGCTGGTGATGTAGTAAAAGAGTCTGGCTTTTGGATGGGTTCGTTAGCTCATGTATCGGGCCATTATATGGGAAGTAATTCAGATAACGGCAAGGGTCATATTATGCTTGAGGCTCATGAGGACGACGCAGATACAAATTATCCTTGGTGGATCATAACTAATCAACAAGGCCAAGATGCTGGATTTTTCGAAAATGGTTTCAGTGATCGATATAAGTTAACTAGTGGAGATAACGAATGGCATATGATATCTTGCACCGTTTCTTCTGGCGGGGGCGGTGTTGCGGATTGGCATATCTATATTGATGCTTCTTCGGAGCCTACCACTTATAGTAGTTATTCTCATAGGACTTTACAAAACGCTGATGCCACAGGGGCTGCGTTATGGCTTGGAAAAGTTGATAAGTACCCTGACTATACCTCTGATGATTATCCATTTATAGGGGGTACTCACTATGCTGGACAAAACTTTAGACTGGGTAGAGTTTTAGTGTATAGTAAGGAACTTAAAGAATCGGAGATAAGGCAAAATTATTATGCAACTAAAAATGATTTTTTGAAAACTGGAGATTATGAGCATCTCGTGGGCGGCAGCGGCCCATAAAATTTAAATAAGGATTAAAAATGGATGATAAATTAAAACAAATAATGATTGATCGAGTTAGCGTATCGGGCGCAGAACCTGCTCAATCGATTATTGTAAATAGTGCAGGAGATGGACTTGAATATGGAAATGTAGTCTCTGCGGGAGGCTATACTGGCCTACACGATTATGGAAGAGCGCCAATTGTTTCAGGAGCTAATTCACTTGGTGGACCCTTTACTGGGGATATGAGGCAAACATTTTGCACGTTAGAAGTCACGGGAAATATTTCAGGTTTTACTTTTTCTAATATGGGAGAAGGGAAAACTTCTACAATTAAATTAATTAATAATTCAAATGGAACTGGTTATAATCTTTTTTGGGATAACGGCATAAAATGGATTGGGGGATCTCCGGGGGCGATTGAATCAGGTAGTCAAGCTTTGCTATCTTTAGTTTCTTATGCGGGTGGAAGTCAAGTCACAGGGCAATTAACTGCCGCTTATGCTGCGGAGGATTAATGGATTTTATTGGAATACATAGCTGCCCTAAAGTTGCTACAATTGGCAAGACGTTTTCTAGCCAACATAAGCTCTATAGGGATCAAAATGGCGCTAATCAACACCCTACCAGTGGCCTAGTGTCTTACCCTACTCCTAGTTCCGCCGAGGAAATGACCATACAGGTTACTGATGTGATGGGAGATGGTTGGGGAGATGAGTATTATAATCATCCTTACGTAGAGGTTTACGAAGGCAACAATTTAATGACTGTCCAAGGTGCTTCTGACAAAGTATGGGTTACTTGGAGTGATTTTTATAACGATCACCTTAGCGAAACCTATACTATATCTACAGAAGCCACAGGGTCAATCTCGCTTGTCTATGTTAGAGGAGACGACGGTACAGATGTAGGCACTGAAAGCGATATAGGTCTTACCTTTCTCAATTCAGATGGTTCATTCATATATGGTTTTTCTGCTGGTCAAGCTACTTACTTTACTGATGGGGAAGTCATTTATAGTGGTTCTGCCCCAACGCCTTCTTCTGCTGGGTCTTTAACCTTTGGCTCTTCAGATGATACACCTGATATGATAGGACTGTTTGATCCAGATGATATAGGCGCTGTTGATACAACTAGTGGAAATTTAAAATGGGAAAACGATACAAATGTTGGAAACACAAAAGACCTTTTTCTCAATAATGGCATAGAAGACAACTATATTGGGATGGCAAGTCCAGTTAATCTGTACGGAAGAGCAGTTAGGTGTTTTGGTTTTGATGGGGTTGATGATGAAATAGGGGCTCAAAGTGCTGGTTATGGTGGGTCTGCTTTTACGATCAACATGCAAAAGCCAACCACCGTATCTCAATGGGTTTATGTTCCTAAAAAAACAGGTAATACTTCTTATCCTATAGGAAATATAAAAGCGCCCGGAGAGGGTCTATCAGAGCGATTCTACATAGAGTTTGGTGTTATAGTTGAAAATGGTGCTTCTCGTTTTTACGTTTTAGTTCCGGGTAAAACTGGTAAAATAGCTCTTAATGTTGAATTGGAAACTAACCATTGGAATATGTTTTCTATGACAATTCACCCTAAGTTAAATGCTTTTGGCTCTCATATAAACGCATACACAAATAAACAATACGATGGATTTAGATTCACTAATCCTAGTGATACTGTGGATTCTGCCTCATACTCAATAAATCAAAGTCTTGTTAGTCAAATGTATTACATGGATGGTAGTGACGTAGGTGTAAAAAGTTGCGCCATAACACTAGGCAAAAGTATAGCTGCATCCGCGACAGATTCGAATGTTAAGGTTGGGCATTTAATAGTATATGAGCGAGCCCTTAAACTGTCTGAAATCAGAAAAAACTTTGAACTACTTAGGGAATTTTATGTATTAGATCCAGCTAATTATGAAATAGTTCATGTAATGGGCGCTGCAAGTGCAGCGGCTAGTGCAAGCTTGGGAGCAGTTTGCGCTAGTATGAGTACGGCTTGGCTTTATAAGGCTAGAGGCGTTTTTGGAGAAACTGATCTTATTGCATACGACAAACTAAAAGTAACTATAGCTTCAACCGGAGGGACTCCTTCGATTAATACTCATGGCTTCATTTTTTTGAACGCTGAAGGCTTATTTAAAAGCAGTGATTTTTCCGAAGGTCCTTGTGGCGCTGATAATTTACAGCTTGCGACTACGTCTAATTGTGACCCAAGAACTTTTCATATTGCCTTTATACCAATGATTGGAGATACTGAATACGTTGGGAACCAAGCGGCTAATAGCACACAAGCGACATGTACTGCGTAAAATGGAAACTAAATATTGCATAATTAATTCCGACGATGTTTACTTGATAGACTTTGATCAGGTCCTGCAATCTTCCCATTCCACATTGAGGTATTCTCCAGATAAAGAGAAAGTTGTTATAAAATACTTTGGGGACCAGCCAGACTTTGTGTTTAAAATTACGGAGGATGACATTGGTTTACCGGAATACACCCAATCAGAAATATTAAGCATCTTAAGTTCAGAGGAATGGAGAGCATAACACTTCAATACAAGGGGAAAAAAATAGGTCTTCGAAAAATTAGAGATGACCTTTATGAGCCTAAGAATAGCCAAATACTAGAGAACGCTTTGGGGACGATTAGCACTGCACCCGATTCGATCTCTGTTTTGCTAGTAGTAAAGACTGTTGAGGGTTTGTCCGAACTCCTAAACTCTATAGAAAACAAAATGGAGAATAGGAAGTGGGCTTTCTGGATTGCTGATATAAGCAAGGAAGACAAGTCTTTCGATATAATTGAACATTATGGAATTTATTGTTCCGCTTCTATATTCGCCCCTTTAAAAATGGCTCAAGGCTATGACCCTATATTGGCTAAATCTTCGTTAGAAAAAATATCGTCTCAATATGATTATGAATTTGAGTCTCAAATCTGCATAACTCAGGAATGTGATTCCGAAAATATAGACTTAGAAAGTTTTTCTTTCGTATGTACTAAAGAGTTAATGAGAGAGGGCGCAGTTTTTATTGAAAGCGTTAATCTTTTTTACGACTTACCAATTTACGTTATATGCGATACGGAAACTAAAAGATATTTTGACTCATTAGAGCTTAAGAATTTAATTTTTAAATTAGACGCTGAAGAGGATATACTAAAAGAAGTTAAGTCGAAGCATTTTCAAACGCTTTACTCTGAGATTAAGTCTCCCCATAGGGTTGAATGCATTTTCCAGAAAATGGCAGCTATGGATTTTGCCTTGAGTCATCATAGAAATACTTTTTTCTTGGATTGCGATATAATCCTAGTAGATAAAATCGATCAGAACCTTAACAAGGAAATCATTTTATCTCCTCATTATCATTGTATAAAAAACACTCAAAATAGCCTGAAATATGGATTTTTTAATGCTGGATATTTATTTTGCGCCGATAATACATTTCCAGATTATTGGAAGGAGTTATATCTTACTAGGTCCAAATTTTATGAGCAGGAGTGCATGAACTATATAGATGAGGCTTTTGATACGGGAATTTTTGATAGGAGACATAATTGGGGATTTTGGAGAAACAATTTTAACATACCCAAAGACATGAAGAGTTTTCACCTTCATCTAACCGATGGGATTTATAAATCTAAAAATGCTGGGCAGGGAATAATAACCATGAACCAAAAAATAAAAGATGTATTTTATAAATTTTTAGACGATAATTTAAACAGAGAAGAAATTCTTTACCTAAAAGATAAAATAAATTTTTTAATGAATGAAAAAAAGTAAATTAGCTTTTGTCCATTTCGGTAAGTGCGCTGGCTCGTATGTCTCTCGCTGGTTAGAAACCAAGGCCTTCTATAATTCTGATTACAAAATTTATAATTCTTGGGTCAAAAGATTACCTGAAACTTACAAAGGCAGAGATTGGACTAAAGAAGAATTGTCGGAAATTTCTAATGATGAAGGCCCAGCTTACGTACATAATCACCATATAGCTTGGTCAAAGAGCACTATATCCGAATTTAATGAAAAAGGATGGACGACTTTCACCTTCATAAGGAAACCTGAAGATCTTATTTGCTCTTTGTATTGTTGGTCGAAACAGGTTCACTTAGAGACGGGGAAAAACCCACTTATGGTAGATTCTCATGAGTGGGACATGGATGTGTTTATTCATCGATGTATAGATACAGCATTGAGAAATCTCTGGGTCCTACCGGATTATATTAACGAAGTAAAAGACGTTAGAGAATTTAATCATTCTAACTTGCAAGATTTTATAAGATCTGAGTTAGGCATTGGCTACACTCCAATCGAAAAACAAAACGCAAGCAGCAATAAGGGGTTTAGGTGGTTCAGGGAAAATGATCGGATACATGAAAAAACAGAAGAAAGATTATTTAATGATCCAGATTTCGAAAAGTATTCTCTTTTCATATGAAAAACCTAGCTAAAAAACTCAAGGAAGATTCTCTTAAATTTAGTTATGTCTATCATGGGAAAAGAAGAATATTTAATGCTGTAAAATACTTAAAAAAAATAATAAAAGGAGGGGAAAAAATATTAGATATAGGTGGTTCTTTGGAGGGGTCAGGTCATGGCTATTCCTTTGAGGAGTACATAAAGTCTGAGTGCGACGTAGAATATCATTGCGTTAATAGTAGCAACTTAGACATGAGGTGGAACTTACTTCCTTTCAGGAATGACTCTTTTGATTTGGTAATTAGTTGGGAAACAATAGAGCATTTATGGATAATAGATAATACTGGCCAATTATCTTGGAAAGGGGTTCTAAATTTTTGGTATGAGTCTCATAGAGTTTTAAAGCCTAATGGTACTTTTTATGTGACTACAAGAAATAGAGTATGCCCTTTCGCCTTTAGGAAAATATTACATGGTGATGTTCCTCAATGCGGCTCGCCAAGAATTAATAGAGATGGACACGTAAGAGAATTTAGCCCAGAAGAATTTAGGATGATTGCAGATGGGTCCAAAAAGTTTAACGTAAATGAGATATTCTCCCACCAGTCGATACCCCCAGAATGTCAAAGACATGCCAATACCTTTGTGCCTAGACTAGAGAAATTCTTGGGTAAACGATTAGTTCAAGAAGAGAAATTCGACACTATATTTTTCGTAAGTAAAAAATAATAGGAAAAGTGTAAAAACATTTATGATTGGAACTAGCAACTTACCATATACAGATATAAATGCTTTCCCTAGGATCAAAGATATAAATTCTTTGAGTAGTCTTCCAGATCCGGGATGGCCTTTAGGCCCAGACGGAAGAAAAAGAAGACGGCGACTTCAAATAGATGCTGAATTATCTACTCAAAGGTCGCTAAATACCCCCGGACTTACTATACCTGATGGGAAATATCCATTCTATACTCAAATAATGTAGAATCGCGTGTAAATATTATTATGAAAATAGTCGATATAGCTGATGAAATCCATAGAGAGTTGGGGGCTCCTTCGGATCTTAGTATTCCCGCTATTGCTTTTTATGTTAGGACTAATATTGGAGCCTTAAATAATCATCTAAATACTGATTTTGATGTAAATTCTTCCACTTTTGAGATCGAAGAAGGGACGCGAGAAATAGCGCCAGAAGAAGTAGTGATTATGAAAAAAATGTATATGGTGCATCATTTTGATGGGAAACTGAGAGATACCATTAACGCCGCCACCACAGACGCTGTTATCGCTTTGTCTTCAGATGGTTCTTCGATCAGGAAAATAAATAAAAACGAACAATCAAAAACCTATCTTCAGATGAGGAACGTTTATCATGAGGAGCTTTATAAATTGATTACCGCATATGTTAGAAGAGGTACTAAGCCCCTTCAAGTTGCCGGGGATGATACTGTTGCTGCTGTATACAGACCAAACAGAGATTATAATAGGGTTTAATTATGGCGAGTTTAGTTTCAGCCACAGAAGTTAACGCTTTTACAGGCGACTTCATAAACCTATTTGATACTTTCAAAAGGGACTTCGTTGTTCATAAGGAGTCTAAAAAAGTAATATCTCAAATAAACACAGATTTCTTGTATGGGTATGGGACTTCAGCGCAGCAAGCTAATTATACTTATGAGCCAGTATATAAATCTTTCTCTGGCATGATTAAATATAAAGATGAGCAATTCTCTGATGAGATGTCAGACGTAGGGACCCAAATTAGATATTTCGCCGGAGACATAAGAATTAAGGTCCAAGAAGATTGCAAAGACTACATTAAAAACGGAAAAACGGAAAAGATAGTAGTTGATGGAAAGGACTTTCAACTAATGACAGAAGAATCTGTAAAATATTTCTTTGGGGTTAAGCTTTACGTATTCCACCTTAAATATACCAACTAAAATGCCAATATCAGGAAAAATAAAGTGGAATAAAATTGTTCTTCAAACCGCCGTGTCTAAAGCGATTACTAAAAGGGGCAATTTAAGCAGCAGAACCGAGAAAAGGATTCGAGACAAGGCTGTAGTTAAGTTGAATCAAGCTCTAAGAAGATTTAAAAATAATCTATTAAACCATCCTGTTTCACAAGAGATAGATGGAGGGCCGGAAGAGCAAAATCTTTCAGGCACTTTAGGTGGTTATGGGAATTTATTTTCTTATATAGGTTTTGAGGATGGGAGTGATCCTATAGGTGAGGTTTTGGCGCTGATTGATCAGCATCGTTTGAGTTCACATAAACGAGTAAGAAAAACGGGCAATGTAGGGAAGGGGAGAGATCGCATAGGATTTGAATTCTCTTGGAAAGTTGTAGGTATGTCCAAGAGTAAACTTTTTAGTAGCACAAGATCGACTGTTCCTTGGATGGGGAAAAGCTGGCTAAAAGGTATAGAAAGCGGAATTTCAGGGTTAGGAGCATATTTATACGTAGAAGATGAGAATTTTAAAAACAGCAGATCTGGAACTGCCGTACAGGTTAAAAACTCATTAAGGAGTGGCGGTTATAGGCCAGTTAGTTATATTAGTGCATTGTATAATGAATTTAGTCGGGATTTAGCAGGTGGTAAGTCGGGAACTTCGACTCCTGCGGACACTAGAGGTAAATTAGGACGAGTCTAAAATGCTTCCGCAATTTGACAACAGATTGATGTCTAGCTTTTTGTTATGGTTTGACCATAATCTTGTGAGGCGTGGAGAAGCATTTACAAACACCTCTGGCGCTTTTTATCCCGTAGATAATTTAATTAATGGCTATTATACATATGGGGCTCCTTTTAAGCAGTTTGTGGCGGATTTTTCAGTAACTGGAACTGGAAATGCATACCCGAATAAAGCTTCATCTAAAACTGTAAATGTTCCTACAGGGGTCTATTTGAGTGGAACTTTTACTCCTGTCGGGACAAATGGGTTATCTGGAATAAATTACGACCAAGGTCAGGTATATATGACCTACCCTGTTCAAAACCCAGATACATCTATAAGCGGGGAATATGCGGTAAAAGACTTTAATGTTTATCTTACAAATGAGCCCGAAGAGAAACTTTTATTCGAAACTAAGTTTAATTTAACGCCAAAAACTACAGAAAGCCAAACTGGGTTAGCTACCAATGCGATAACTTATCCTGCTATATTCTTAAGGCATAATGGATCTAGAAACGAGCCGCTTGCTTTTGGGGGCTATGACTCAACTACATTTAATTTAAGGGCTGTAGTTTTGGCAGATTCTCAGTACGCTTTAGATGCGGTTTGCTCAATATTTAGAGATTTATCCAGAACCCATGTTACTTTGCTTAATACTACGGATATGCCGTTTAATTCACTCGGCTCTTACAAGAATAACGATAAATATTCATACACTGGACTTATAACTGGTAAAAAGTCTGAAGATCAGTTCGTATTTATCGACGAAGTAAATATTGCGAAATTTAGTAGAAATGTTAATTTGAAGATAGAAAATATGAACCCAGACGTATTTAATGGTGTAATAGACTTTGAGATATCTAAACCTAGATACCCAAGAAAGGCTACTCAAGGAGAAGATATACAATAACAGTTTTTTTTATAAAAATAGGAGAAAATATTTCTCATTTAACCTAAAAAAATGTAATTATTATAAAGGAATAAACTTATGGCTAGAAATAGAGTTATTTACCAATCAGAAGCCGTTTACGTTGGTCCTTCTCCAGCCGTAAGCGGATTTTTCAAATCTAATGGCCTTGGCGGTCACGTTGAAGGCTGGAACGGAGCCAAGGATCTTGGCACGGGCAAGACCAATAATGGCATTGCTACTGGAGCAAACGGAGGAGCCGCTGGCGCGGAATCTTTCCCGAATGCTATCAAACAACTTCATAGAGTTCAAACTTGTAACTATTCTTTCAATATCGCCCGTACAGATATTAACCAATTTGGTGAATTAGCGGCGATTGATAGGGTGGTCATGGACACACCGACTGTTGCTTTAGACTTTTCTTATATCCTTGCTACTATGGATAACGAAGCGAATCTAGGGTTTACCGTTGCTAAAGGCGTTTCTTGTATTTCGGGTCTTTTGAATAAGGCTTCGGATGAAAAGAACTACTTTGTCAAAACCGTAGCTGAAGGCGAAGACGCAGTGGGTGATCTTTCCAAGGCTGCTGGCGAAGGTGGAAATGCTGTAACCGACACAATCTCAGTGATTGGAGTTGGTAACGGATTCTTGACCTCTTACGCTACTGAGTGTTCAGTAGGAAACTTCCCAACTTGTTCTGTTTCTGTCGAGGGTATGAACATGACCTTCAACAATAGCGTTTCTGGAGGTAGCCCAGCTATTTCTCCTGAAAGCGGTACAAGACTAGATCACTTCAAGTATTGTATCCCAGTAGCAACTGGTAGTGCTGGAACAGGAATTCTTGCAACAAGTGCTCTTCGTCCGGGAGATATCACCTTTGAGTTCCAGAAGGCTGACTCTGAAGGTGGACACCTTAGCGATGTTAGTGCTGGAGGCTTGAATAGTTATGATGCTCCGGGTGCTACGCTTGGGGATATGACCAGTAAGGCTCACGCTAAGATCCAAAGTTACAATATTAACTTGGACATGGGCAGAGAACCGATTAACAGACTTGGAAGTAGGTTTGCGTTTACTCGCGAGATCACCTTCCCAATGACTGTCAGTTGCTCGATTGATGCTCTTGTTGCTGATCTTACCACTGGTAGTTTGTCTGACGTAATTAATTGTGATGACAGTTACGACATTACAGTTAACTTGCTGCGTCCTACTAACTGTCCGGGTGATTCAGCTGTAGCTAAAGAGATCTTTGCTCAGTACGCCTTAAAGAATTGTAAGGTCGATGCTCAGTCTTTCAGTTCCGATATCGGATCTAATAAGTCTGTGACTCTTGACTTCTCAACTCAAATTGGCGGTCCTAATCAAGTTAGACAAGGACTGTTCATGAGCGGTATCTTTGCGGATGACTTCGAACCGATCATCCAAGATTCCAGCGCAATGCAGTAATTGAGAAATTAATTAAGTAGTAAGACATATGTAAACCATGCCCCCCTCTTCGGAGGGGGGTTATTTTTTTGCATTTTTTGAAAACATGGTGTAATAATACTTAGGAAAAAGGATACAGGGTGTTGGATGACTCCAATAATAATTCTAGGGATTTTATGGCTTTTCAGGTAAGGCGGAAAGTCACAAATCTCTATAAAAACTTCCTTTTTATCCTTGAAGACCTAGAAGATTCCGGTCTTCAAATACCTGATGAGGTGTACCAAAAAGCCAGAAAAAGAGTGCTAGACTATGGCAATGATACAATTCGGGAAATAGAAGAAAACCTTGATAAGTTTGATATAAAGCTCAAATGAAAAAACTATATACTTTTAAAGAAGTTAAGAAAGAAAAAGTATTAACTAAAGAGTCTACGGAAAACGAAAAGGGCGAAAAAATAACCGTAGAAAAAGAAGAGGAAAAGGACGTTCCTTATGAATTTTTCATGAGGAAGCCCAATAGAAGACTTTATGATGATGCTGACCTCTATTATGCCGTAAAGCTATCTGAAGGCATTAAAGCTGGACTCCTGACTAAAGCCCTACTTGAAAAAAGGTACGATAACGATGGAGGAGCTTTAAGTAACGATGAAATCGAAAAATATGGGAAATTATATATCGATTTTTACAATAAACAAAAAGAAATAGCAGATTTACATGCCGATGGAAAAGTAACGAAGGAGGAGCAAGAGAAGCTAAACGAGCTAAAAGACGTTATTGATAACACCAGAAGCGCTCTGACAAGTTTCGAAATGAGTCAGCAAGCTTTATTTGATCAAACAGCTGAAGTTAGAGCTAGAAATAAGACTATCCTTTGGTGGGTTTTAAGCGCTTCTTACAAAGTGGATAAAGAAGGAGGGGGTGAGTCTCCTTTTTTTCCGGGGGATTCTATTGAAGACAAATTAGAATATTACGATATGCTCGTAGAAGAAGAGGACGAGTTTACAGATAATGTAATTAGAAAATTCACTTATCTGATCAGTTTTTGGTTTGTGTCTAAGGTAGATAACGAGGAGGACTTGAAGTCATTGATAGCAGAACAAGGTATGGGGGACAACCTAGATATGCTAGATAGTTACATTGATGAAAATTCAGAACCCGAAGAAGAACCAGAACCAGAGCCAGAAGAAGAACCAGAACCAGAGCCAGAAGAAGAACCAGA